GCTCACATGGGCCGCCGAGGCAAGAAAGTTGGGCCAGGCCCGAACTTCGACCAAGGGCGGTCCCTTGGTCGAAAGTTCAAATCTGACCCATTTGGGGTGGCTAACGGGACTTGAACCCGCGACCCCCGACGAACCGGATACGGCTGTGACCAGCGTCAATGCAGGTCACCCGGGAATCACACCCGTGTAACCATGTTGCGTTTCATGGGTCGTGGACACCTCCCCTTGTGTCCGTGGACACGCCGATCACGCCTGCGACACCGACACGTCGACGTCGCCCACATCCACCGACACATCCCCCGCGGACTGCACCGTCACCCCACCCACAGTCGACGACTGCGGCGACGCGATCCGCACCGCCGACCCCGACCCCAACGCCCGCGCCACGACCTCCACCACATCCACCCCCGCCACCGCGCACAACGCGAGCAGATCCGTCACGTCACCCTGCCCCTGCCGCTCGAGATGCTGCACCGCGTACACCGACAAGCCAGCGGACAGCGCAAGCTGCTCCTGCGACAGCCCTGCCGTCTTGCGTGCCGCACGCACCTGCACACCGATGAGCTGACCGCGCAGCCGTGCCGTGTCCCGCAACGTCGTCAGGTCCTCGTCCATCTGGGGGTCTCCCGTTCCACTCGATCCCAGGAACGCTCCCCCGCCAGGCCACCCCGCCCAACGTCCACATCTCACCCGACCGGCCGACGCGCAACCGGTGGGCGTCCCGGCATGGTAGGCGCCACGGTCTGCGGCGCGGAGCACGTGGGGGTGCATCGTGGAGGACAGCATCGACATGCTCGTCGAAGCGTTGGGCATCAAGCTCGTCGAGGTCGACGGGCTGCCGTCGCACGTGTGCTTCGTCCCCACGCAACGTGTCGGGCTCATCCGCCGCGGCCTGCCCCCCGCGGACTGGCGCGACGCACTGGACTTCCTGGTCCTGGAGTCGTGCCGGGGGTCCGGCCCCGATCTCTGACCCGAACCCCCGGCCCCGACGCATCCGTGAATGCAGCCAGCGCGGTGACCCGAAGGTCGTCATGCCCACCCGTGAACGGCAACAGTTCAAGCATCGCGTCGAGCACGCGCATCGGCGCCTGCCCTTCCTCGGCGGCACGGATCAGCACCCGCACCTGGTCGAGCAGGTCACCGGTGACCTGTGCCCTCATGGAGGCGGCGTCTCGGTCATCGCCACCACTCTCCTCTCGCGCCCGGACGACAGCGGAGATGAGCCGCGACAGCGCCTCACGCTCCTCGAACGTGAGCGACGAGGACACCGCCGGCGGGGTCCACTCCCGGCTCGTGTCGGGCGCGCTCTCCCCGCGGAGCTCGTAGACGCGTTCGGGTTGCACCCCGGCCGCGTCTGCGACTGCTTGGACGGATGCGGGTGATGTGCGGTGCCCGAGGACGACCCTGCGCACCGTCTCGTGTGACTTGTCCGCGGCCCTGGCGAGGTCGCGGTAGGAGTGGATGCGCTTCGGTTCGAGGATCGCCCGCCACTGCTGCGGGATGTCTTCGCTCACGGGCCGACCCTCACTGTGCGGACGCGTTCTGTCTAGCGACAGGTTAGACGGAGCATCTACGAACTACACATGTGTGAGCAGGAGCCTCACGCTCATATCGGCACATCTTCACCCTTGCGCCGTTAGACAGATCCGTCTATCGTCTAGCGTGACAGTTGACACACAGGACAGGACGGAGCACGGTGGTGCGTACGACGGTGAGGAGGTTCGACGTGGAGCTCGTGTCACGTGACGCGTTCCGCCGGTACATGGCGTACCGGGGGCAGTCGGCTCGGTCGCTGGCGGCCGCGGCCGCGCACAAGGGGGTGCCGACGTCGAAGGCGACGATCGGGCACCTGATGTCCGGTCACGTGAAGCAGACGTCCCCGGAGCGCGCCAAGGCGATCTGTGAGGTTCTCGACGTGCCCGTCGACGCCCTGTTCGTGGTCAAGGTGTCAACCGTCCAGCGTGACATGCCGTCGGCGGTGGCGTGATGGGCCGCCGGATCGCACGTGGTCGGTACTACGCGGACGCGCACATGCGCCGCGAGAACGGCAAGCGCTTCGGTGTCGAGGTGGCCCGTCAGGCCCCCACGCTGCGCGCGGCGTGCGCCGCCCTCACCGCGTCCGGTCTCCCGGGGCACGTGCAGGTGTGGTCCGACGTCACCCAGCAGCGGCACCTCGTCGCCGAGCGTGACGAGGCCGGGAACTGGTGGCTGCGCAACCCGTACACCGGGAACCTCGACCCGTTCGAGCCCGAGCATGTGACGCGATGAGCACCCCAGCTCTGTTCGATGAGATCGACGTCGTCGCCCGTGACTGGCGGCCCTCCCGGGTCGAGTCCCGGCAGGCCGTGCGTGAGGCGATCATGCGCACCGCCGCCGAGCACGGCGGGCTCGTGTCCGCCGACCGGGTCCGTGAGCACCTGCCGTCGTGGGTGAACCCTGCACAGGTCGGGGCGGTCACGTGCCGTCTCGTGCGTGCCGGGTACCTCACCCCGACCGGCAGGTACCGGGACAACGGCAACCGGGCATCCCGGAACGGGACGAAGCGCACGCAGGTACGGCGCCTGACCCGGCCGATCCCCCCTGAGGCGGTGGCGTGATGTCGACGATGACGCCCCGGCAGGTCGCAGACGACCTGCAGGTGTCGGTGTTCACCGCCGTGCAGCACATGCGCGCCGGGCTCATCGGCGGCGCGTTCCAGATCGTCCCCGGCGGGCCGTGGCGGGTCGACACCGACACGTACCAGGCATGGCGTGCACGCAAGGCCACCGGGGTCACCACCGTCACCGACCCCGAACGGATCGAACCGCGCAGCACCCGGTCCCGCGCCGCACAGTCCCGCAACCGCAACAACCAGACGAAGTGATCTGACGCCCAGCACAACCAGCGAGGGTCGACCCCCGTCCCGCCAGGAACCAGGCCGACCCTCACCTCACAGGAAGGTTCGCACACCATGTCGAACACCACCAGCAGCACGCGTGGCCCGTCCCCGCAGTGGGTGCTCGCCGCCGCGGAGAAGCGGTTGCGGCCGATGGTCGCGCGCGGCACCCCCCACGAGGACGTCCTGGCCGCGTTCCAGGCGTTCACCCGCTGGTACGACCACGCGGTCGAGGCGCACAGCCCGGTCGTCGTCGACGACGACCCGCAGTGGGCCAGCATCCTGAAGGTCGTGGCGTGATGACGACGATGACCAGCTACCTGCCCGCACTGCGGGTCGCGATGGACCTCGTCGCGAAGGCGGAGGCTGCGGGGATCCTCGCGCAGCCCTCCGTGTGCACGACCTCCGTGTCGATGTCCGCGGCGCACAAGGACCAGACGGCCATCCTCGCGGACATCCTGGGGCTGACCAACCGGCAGGTGTTCACCTACCCGGACAGCGACCCGATCGAGGTGTGGCTCGGCAAGGTCGACGGGATGACCGTGTCCACCCAGCGGACCATGACGCGCCTGTCCGTGTTCGACGCGGCACGCGCCGCCGGTCACGACGAGTCGTGCGCGACCCGACAGCACCTGTACGCGGTGTCGGAGTGCACGTGCACCAGGCAGGTGGCGTCGTGATCCGCCGGATCATCGGATGGTTCGTGTGCGACGAGTCGACGTCCGCGATGCTGAGCGTGCAGGACCGGACCGCGCTGGACGGGTCGTACCGTCCGACGTGGCAGGCGCCGTGGGGGCGGTCCCGGTGACCGCGACGACCGCACCGGTCGCGGTGGACGAGTCCCGTCGGTGGGCGGCGCACGTCCTGCACACGGCCCGCATGTACGCCCGCGGGCACGACGCCGCGGTGCACGCCCGTGGGGCCCTCGGGACGGCGTGCGGGATGACCCTCGACATGGGTGGTCTCGACCACGCCCGCGAGTACGCGCGCGGTGTCGTCCTCCTCGACACGGTGGTGCGGCGCGCCCGTGCCCTGCGTGACGCCCGGATCCTCGGGGCACGACCGTGACCGGCCACGACTATGCGCTGGCTCTCGGGACATTCCGGGAGGACGACGGCATGGACGCGATCCGCCGGGAGCTCCTGGACGACCCGGAGCGGGTCCCGCAGTGCCCGGACTGCACGCCGACGACGCAGGTGTCGTGCACGGCGTGTGGTGGTGACGGTGTGGACCGGAAGGCGTTGGAGGACGCCGTGGTCGACGAGTGGTCGAAGCGGTGGAACGCCGGTGTGGACCGGTGGGCTGCGCTGTTCGACGACCCGGACGACGGGGGGTGGCCGCAGTGAACCGGACCCGTACCGCCTGGTATCTGACCCGCCTGTACCTGTTGGCCGCCCGTGTGACGGCCCGACACGTGATCGGAGCGCACTGAGATGACGGACCTGTTCTCGCACCGTGAGGCCCCGCATGTCGCCCCTCGTCGTGACGGGGTGACGGGTCTGGCGTTCGTCGCCCCGCCGACCCCGACGGGTGCGGCGGACGCGGCTGTTCTGGACGTGCTCGACGCGATCGCGGACCTGACGGAGGTGCCCCGTGGCTGAGTCGATCACCACCGCCGACGAGTCCGCCAGGGTGGTCGTCGCACGCCGCGACGGGCAGACCGCCCCCACGATCGACGCCGGGAAGGCGCTCGTCGCCCTGTCCCGGTGGATCGACGACGGCAACACGGGCCGCGACCCCGAGGCGATCACGTGGGGTCGGATCGCGAAGCTCGCCGAGGAAACCGGGGAGGTCATCGCCGCGTTCATCGGCGCGACCGGGCAGAACCCCCGCAAGGGCATCACGCACTCGACGATGCACGTGGTCGACGAGCTGCTCGACGTCGCCGTGACCGCGTTGGGTGCGGTCGAGCACATCGTCGGGCACGACGGCAGCGCACGGCCCCGCCTCGACAGCAAGATCTGCACTGTCGCGATCCGCGCCGGGGTCGATCTGGCGGCCGCGCCGGGCGTGGACGCCGCGCCGGGCGTGAGTGCGGAGAGCGCGGAGCAGGTGGTCTGCGCTCACCCGAACTACTCCTCCGGACCCGCCGGTCCGCATTGCATCGGGTGCGGCGCCGCCATCGAAGCGCACGGCGGAGACTACAAGGCCGGGTGGGCGCTGCACATCGTGCGCGTCGCCCTGGGCATCGAGGTGACCCCGTGACGGCCCTCGACCTGACGCCCGGTTCGGACACCTGGCGGCACCTCATCACCGCATCGAAGGTCGCCGCGATCCTCGGCATCGCACCCGACAACTGGGAATCCCGTCGGTCCCTGTGGCTCAAGATGCGCGGCGAGATCCCCTGGGACGACGGCCGCAACACCACCGAGAAGGCCCGCGGGCACTACCTCGAGAACGGGCTCATCGACTGGTGGGTCGACCAGCACCCCGAGTTCACCCGGGTCCGTCGGCAGCCGACCGTGACGAACCGGCGACTCCACTGGGCTGCCGCCACCCCTGACGCGATCGGCACTGGCCCCGGTGTTGACCCGGTGTACCTCGACGCGAAGACGTCCCGCGACGACGCCGAATGGGGCACCCCCGGCACCGACGAGGTCCCGGCCTACTACGCGGCACAGCTGATGTGGGCGATGCACCTGTCTCACGGGCGCAGCGGCGCGGCCGTCAAGACGGCGCACATCGTGCTCCTGACGCAGTTCCTCGACATGCGCGAGTACGTCGTGACGTACGACCCGGACCTGGGGGCTGACATCGAGGACCAGTGCCGCCGGTTCCTGACGTCTCTCGACGACCCGGATGCGATCCCGCCGATCGACGGGTCGCAGGCCACGTGGCGGGCGGAGAAGGTCCGGCACCCGGGCATCAACCCGGACGGGGTCGTTGATCTTGACCCGGACCTGGCTGCGGAGTTCGCCCAGATCAAGGCCCTCGAAGCGCGGATCCGTGCCACGCAGACCGCGGTGCGGGACGCCCTCGGTGACGCCCGCATTGGCCGGTGCGGGGGCGTCGACATCGTGCGCCGGCAGCCCGGTTCGCACGGGTCGGTCGCCCTGTACGCCATCACCCCGAAGACCACCACCAGGAAGGCATCAGCAGCATGACCACCACCGATGTGACCGTCAGGGCAGGCGGGTCGACCGACCTGACCATCGACCCCGGGCAGACGTTCTTCACCGAGAAGCAGGTCGCCGCTCTGCGGCAGCTCGGTGTGGACCACGCGACGAACGCGGACCTCGCCGTGTTCTTCCACCACTCGGTCCGCACGGGTCTCGACCCGTTCGCCCGGCAGATCTACATGATCGAGCGGCTCGGGAAGCAGACGATCCAGACGGGCATCGACGGGTTCCGGCTCGTCGCCCGCCGTGCGACCGATCGTGCGGGTGGGACGTTCGGGTACGAGGACACCCTGTGGTGCGGCCCGGACGGGCAGTGGCGGGACGTGTGGCTGTCGGCCGATGCCCCTGCTGCGGCGAAGGTCACGGTCGTCCGTGACGGGCAGCGGTACCCGGCGATCGCCCTGTATTCGGAGTACGTCGCGCTCAAGCGTGACGGGAGGCCGAACAGCATGTGGTCGTCGAAGCCTGCGCTGATGCTCGCGAAGTGCGCGGAGGCCCTGGCGCTGCGCCGGGCGTTCCCGCAGGACCTGTCGGGTCTGCACACGGCGGACGAGATGGGTCGCCTCGAGCGGGTGGACGATTCGACGGTTCACGACGGGACGGTGTCGGAGCGGTCGGGGGTGTCGCGGCTGCGCGCCGCGGTCCCGGCTGCCGCACCGGACGAGGTCGACCAGGAGTTCCAGACCCCGGCCGAGGACGTGCACGACGCGGAGGTCGTCGACCCCGAACCCGCGGATGCACCGCTGATCACCCCGGCGCAGAACCGCAAGCTGCACGCCATGCTGCGGCAGGCTGGTGCCGGGGAGAAGGACGCGGCCCTGCCGTTGATCTCGTCGCTCGTGGGCCGCAAGGTCGAGTCCACGAAGGACCTGACGCGCGCCGAAGCGAACACGGTGATCGACACGCTCGAGCAGGACACGGCTGAGCCTGCGACCGAGGGCGACGACATGTTCCCGCCCGTCGACGGCGGTGCGGCGTGAGCGCCGCATGGTGGGATGGCCCGCTCGTCGGGTTCGACCTCGAGACAACGGGTCCCGACCCGGACGAGGCGCGCATCGTCACCGCGTGCGTGGTCGTGGTCGGAGATGACGGCTCGACCGCTCCTATGACGTGGCTGGCCGACCCGGGCGTCGACATCCCCGAGGGGGCGACGGCCGTGCACGGCGTGACCACCGGGCACGCGCGCACGCACGGCTTCCCGGCGCGCAACGTGGTCGCGGAGGTCATCGCGGCACTCGACAGTGCGATCAAGAGCGGGACCCCGCTGGTCGCGTTCAACGCGGCCTACGACTTCACGGTCCTCGACCGGGAGGCCCGCCGTTACGGCGTCATCCCGCTCACCCCGGCCCCGGTGATCGACCCGTTCGTCCTCGACAAGCAGGCCGACCGGTACCGGCGCGGGAAGCGCACCCTCACCGCGTGCGCCGAGCACTACGGGGTCCAGCTCGACGCCGCGCACACCGCGGACGCGGACGCGCTCGCTGCCGTGCACATCGCCCGGGCGATCCCCCGTGCCCTCATCGCAGCAGGGAAGCCCACCCCGCCTGCTGACGCCCGTGTCCTGCACGACGGGCAGGTCCACTGGCGGCGTGAGCAGTGCGAGTCGCTGCAGGAGTGGCTGCGGCGCGACAACCCGACCGTCGTCGTGGACGGCACGTGGCCGGTGCACCCGGTCCCCGAGTACATGGAGGCAACCGCATGACCACCGCCGACACCACCATCGCGCCCGTCATGGTGACGCTCACGCATGCGCGGCTGGTCCTCGTCGCGATGCTCCGTCACGAAGCCCGCGAGGCCGCAGCGGCCGGGATGCGGGTCACCGCTGCAGAAGCCGACCGGGCCGCGGACACGCTCGAACACCTGACGGTGAACGACCGGGACATGCACGTCGACTGGGGTGTCGACGAGACGGGCGAACCGGCATGACCAGCATCAACACCACGGACGAGGAAGGCAGTGCGATGACGGGGCCGAGGCGGATCGACGAGCTCACTCCTGAGCAGGAGGCCCGTATGGGGTCGTTCGCGCAGGAGTGGATCGAGTACGGGTGGCGGACGACTCCGTTGACGGAGGAGGAGTGGCGGGTGTGGGAGTTGGGTGCCCGTCGCTGTTACGGGTTCGCGGGGGTGGAGTTCCCGGAGACGGTGGTTCGGGTGTCGTCGCCTCTGGTTGGGGCGTTCGCGGCCCCGACGGCTGCGTACCTCATCGCGATGTCGAAGCGCGGCGCGGTGCGCGGCGCGGTGGGCGACGCGGTGGACGGCGCGGTGCGCGACGCGGTGGACGGCGCGGTGGACGGCGCGGTGGGCGACGCGGTGGGCGGCGCGGTGCGCGACGCGGTGCGCGACGCGGTGGACGGCGCGGTGGACGGCGCGGTGGGCGACGCGGTGCGCGGCGCGGTGCGCGGCGCGGTGCGCGGCGCGGTGGACGGCGCGGTGCGCGGCGCGGTGGACGACGCGGTGGACGGCGCGGTGGACGGCGCGGTGCGCGGCGCGGTGCGCGGCGCGGTGGACGGCGCGGTGCGCGGCGCGGTGGACGACGCGGTGGACGGCGCGGTGGACGGCGCGGTGGGCGACGCGGTGCGCGGCGCGGTGGACGGCGCGGTGCGCGGCGCGGTGGACGACGCGGTGGACGACGCGGTGCGCGGCGCGGTGCGCGGCGCGGTGCGCGGCGCGGTGGGCGGCGCGGTGCGCGACGCGGTGCGCGGCGCGGTGCGCGACGCGGTGGACGGCGCGGTGCGCGGCGCGGTGCGCGACGCGGTGCGCGGCGCGGTGGACGGCGCGGTGGACGGCGCGGTGCGCGGCGCGGTGCGCGACGCGGTGGACGGCGCGGTGGGCGACGCGGTGGGCGGCGCGGTGCGCGACGCGTTCGACACCATCAGCCAGCTCTGGTGGAACCGGTGGCCCGGACGCCACTGGACCGCATGGTGGGGCGCCTACTGGGGGTTCTTCCGCGACGTGTGCAACCTCCACCTCGACGGCGACACGTGGGACAAGTCCCGCGCATGGGACGACGCGAACTCCGCCGGATGGTGGTGGCCCTTCCACGACTTCGTCATGGTGTGCGACCTGCCGACCGTCCTCCACCTCGAACAGGTCGGCCCCACAGGGTGGGGCTCCCACCGGTTGCACTGCGAGACCGGCCCCGCCATCGCATGGGCCGACGGGTGGGGCCTGTACATGTGGCACGGCGTGCAGGTCCCCGCCGAACTCATCGAGACCGGATGGTCGACCGACCGGATCCTGCAGGAACCCAACGCGGAGGTCCGCCGGTGCGCGATCGAACGCATGGGCTGGGACCAGTTCATCCGTGAAGCGAACCTCAAGCAGGTCGGGTCCGCGGTCCCCGACCCGGGGAACCCGGGCAACGAGCTCGCCCTGTACGACGTGCCCGCCCGGATCTACGACGAGCCCGTGCGGGTCCTGCTGTGCACGAACGGGACCGTCGAACGGGACGGCACCCGACGCCGGTTCGGCCTGACGGTCCCGGCGTCCATCGACACCCCCGTCGCAGCCGCGGCGTGGGGGTACGGCCTGACGGCCGACCAGTACGCGACGGCGCAACGCCGCGCGTGACAACCCAGAGGAGGACCAGCATGACGACGCTCACGCTCGACCAGGCCGTCACCACGTTCGGTGTCACGGTCGACGACCACCACAACCTCGACGCCCTGATCCCCGTCCTCGACGGCCTGCAGTTCCAGGGGGACGTCGCGGTCGTCCCGTCCCCGACCGTCACGGCCGCGACCACGCCCCTGCCGACCGGTGGTGTTCCGGTCGTCCGCGGTGAGGCCGGCGGGAACACGCACCTGCTGCTCGGGACTGGTCCGGTCGCGTTCGACACCCGGGACGACCGGTCGGGGCTGCTGCTCGGGGTCCTGACCGTCGCGTCGGGCGGGGAGGCGTACCTCGCGCACCCGGAGCACGCGTACTCGGGGATCGCGCCGGGCACGTACGAGCTTCGCCGTCAGCGGGAGCAGGCCGACGAGATCCGGATGGTCGCGGACTGACCCGGGCCCCTGAACGTGTGACCGGCCCGGCCTGTCGCCGGGAAGCACCGACCGGGCCGGTCACCCCCCCACCAACCGAACGATGAAGGAGCACACACGCTATGACCGACACCACCCACCCGCCGACCGGGGACCCGGGGGACGACCGTCTCCTGACCCCCGGTGAAGTCGCCAAGGCGTTCCGGGTGACCCCGAATACCGTCACCCGGTGGGCCCGCACCGGCAAGCTCCACCCGATCTACACGCTCGGTGGGCACCGCCGGTACCGGGCGTCTGAGGTGCATGCCGCGCTGGCTGGGGGTGTCCGGTGAACGCGGTCACCGTCGAAGCGGCCCTGCTGAAGGATGCGACCGCGTGGGTGTCGCGGGTCATCCCGCCCCGCCCGGCGGTGCCGCTGCTCGCTGCGATCAGCATCGACGTGGCCGATGGGGTGATGTCCCTCGCCGCGTTCAACTTCGAGACGTACGCGGCGGTGGGGGTGCCCGCGGACGGCGCGTGGGAGGACCGGGTGTTCGTGCATGGGCGGGTCCTCGCGGACGTCGCCGGGCGGTTGACGGGGGCCGTGACCCTGACTCTGCAGGACGGGGAGGTCCTCGTGCAGTCCGGTCGCACAGCGGTGCGGGTCCGCACCATGGACGGCACCGACTATCCGGCGGTCCCCGCACCCGCACCCACGGTCGGGACGGTTGACGCTGCGACGTTCACGGACCTCACCCACCAGGCGGCCGCGGTCGCCGCATCCCAGGCGGAGCAGTCCCTGTCGTTCCTCGCATGCCTGCACCTGGCCGCAGGGGACGGAACCCTGACCGTGCAGGCCACCGACCGGTACCGGGCGGCGATCATCACGACCGGGTGGGACGGGGACCCGTTCACCGCGCTCGTCAACGCGACCGTGTTCACCAGTGCCCTCAAGGGCATCACCGGGACGATCACCCTTGGTGTCGACGAGCATCACGTGACCGTCACGGGTGGTGGGCGCACGTTCACCATGACGCAGACCCTCATCGCCGGTGGTGGCGACTACCCGGACCTGGCGCACCTGGTGCCCGACAGCACGGACTTCGTGACGGTGGATCGGGCGGCACTGCTCGACGCGATTGGCACGGCACGCCTCGCCGTCGACGTGAAGGGGACCCCGATCCGGGTCACGGTCGCTGACTCGACCGTCACGGTCGAGGGCGGGTCGGACCGGTCGCAGGCGCAGGTCGTCCTCGACGCGGACCACACCGCGGACATCGGGTGGGGGTTCAACGCGGAGTTCCTGCAGGGTCTCGTGAACGCCACGGATGGTCCCCGGGTGGAGTTCGGGATGGGCACCGGGAACCACCCGGCGAAGCCCGTGCGGGTGGTCGGGGTCGACCCCGACGGGGACACCGTCGACGACGCCGTGTTCGTGATCGTCCCGATCCGGAGCGTGCCATGAGCCGCCACACGAACCGGACGCTGCCGTTGACCGTCGCGGAACTCCGCGACGAGCTCGCACACCTGAACCCGAACGCCACCATTCACCTGGCCGACCCGTACGAGGACCTGGTGTCCGCTGGGCCCGCGGTCGTCGGGGTGCATGTGGGGGGGGGGTCGCGTGTTCATCGACGCTGACCTGCACGAGGTCGAGTGGGACGACCCGAAGGCTCCCCGATGATCCGCGGATACCGGGAGTTCCTCGAACGGAAGATCGCCGCGGCCCCAGCAGACGGGATCGACGTCGACCCTGACCGCCTGCACCCGTTCCTGCACCCGTGGCAGCGGGACATCGTCGCGTGGGCACTCAAGACCGGACGCGCCGCGATCTGGGCGGACACCGGCCTCGGGAAGACCGTCATGCAGATCGAATGGGCGCAGCGGATCGGCGGGACCGTCCTGATCGTCGCGCCCCTGGCCGTCTGCCAGCAGACCGCACAGGTCGAAGCGCCGAAGGTCAGCGCCACCGCCACGTACGTGCGGTCTGGCGACGAGATCACCGGGCCCGGGATCTGGGTCACGAACTACGAGATGGTCCACCGGTTCAACCCGGCTGCGCTCACCGCGGTCGTCTTGGACGAGGCGTCGATCCTGAAGCAGTCCGATGGGAAGACCCGCACCATGCTCATCCGTCACTTCCGGGACGTGCCGTACCGGCTCGCGTGCACCGCCACACCGGCACCGAACGACCCGGAGGAACTCACGAACCAAGCCGAGTTCCTGGGACACATGACCCGGGTGAACATGCTCGCCGCGTACTTCGTTCACGACGCCGACGGGTGGCGCCCCAAGGGGCACGCCCGTGCCCCGATGCTGTCGTGGATGGCGACGTGGGCGGTGGCGCTGCGCAAACCGTCCGACATCGGTGGAGACGACACTGGGTATGACCTGCCCGGCCTCGATGTCGTGCCCGAGATCCTGCCGATCGACGTTGTCCCGGACGGTCAGCTGTTCGCGACTGACCTGGGTGGTGTCGGTGGGCGTGCGGCGATGCGCCGCGCGACCCTCGATGCGCGTGTCGGTCGGACCATCGACATCGTCCACGCCGAACCGGACGAACCGTGGGTGCTGTGGTGCGGCCTGAACGACGAGGCTGACGCCCTGACGGCCGGCATCCCCGACGCGGTGAACGTGCATGGGTCGATGCCGCCGGAGGACAAGGCGGACCGGTTCCTGAGGTTCGCGGCCGGTGACATTCGGGTCCTGGTGACGAAGCCGTCGATGGCGTCGTTCGGGCTGAACTGGCAGCACTGCGCAAGGACCGCGTTTGTTGGGATCAACGACTCGTACGAGACGTACTACCAGGCGATCCGCAGGTTCTACCGGTTTGGGCAGACCCGGGTGGTGCGTGCACACGTCGTCGTGTCGTCCATCGAGCAGCAGATCGCAGAGAACGTGCGCCGCAAGGAGAGGGAGGCCGCGGCGATCAGCGCGGCCCTCGTCACGGAGATGCGGCGCGCCCGTCAGGAGAGGGCCGCAGCATGAACGACTCGTACGTGACCGACGACGCCACGGGGGCCATGTGGCGGCTGATGCTGGGCGACTCGTGCGAACGCCTCGCGGAGCTCGACGACGACAGCGTGGACCTGTCGGTGTGCTCCCCCCCGTTCGACTCCCTGTACACCTACTCGCCGTCGCCGCGGGACCTGGGGAACTCCGCGTCCCGGGTGGAGTTCCTCGACCACTACCGGTTCATCGTGGAGCAGCAGCTTCGGGTGACGAAGCCGGGCCGTAACGCGGTGATCCACGTGCAGCAGGTCGCTACGAAGAAGGCTGTCGACGGGTTCGTCGGGTTGACGGACTTCCGGGGTGACGTGATCCGACTGTTCCAGTCCGTCGGGTGGATCTTCTACGGCGAGGTCACCGTGTGGAAGGACCCGCAGGCCCAGTCGATCCGCACGAAGGCGTTCGCTCTCGCGTTCCAGACGAAGAACCGGGACTCCGCACAGTCACGACCTGCGATGGCGGACTACGTGCTGGTGTTCAAGAAGCCCGGGGACAACGAGACGCCGATCCGGCACGACGCCCGCGAGGGTGAGGTCACGAACGACGACTGGATCGACTGGGCGTCACCGATCTGGACGGATCACCACGAGGGCGGGTGGCTCACCGACGACGGGAACCTGTGCCCCGTCTGGTACGGCATCCGGGAGTCCGACACCCTGAACGTCCGGGTCGCCCGTGAAGACGCCGACGAACGGCACATCGCACCCCTGCAGTTGGGGCTGATCGAACGGTGCGTCCGCCTGTGGTCGAACCCGGGCGAGCTCGTCCTGACACCGTTCGCAGGCATCGGGTCCGAGGTGTACACGGCTGTCCGGCTCGGGCGTCGCGGCATCGGGTGCGAGCTGAAGCCGTCGTACTGGTCGACCGCCGTGTCGAACATGCGGGACCTGGACCGGGAGATGTCCGCGGCGACTCTGTTCGGGGCGTCGTCGTGATCCGGGTGTCGAAGGTCGACGGGGTGTGGTGCGTCGTGTTCACGTCGACGGACACCCATCGGCCCGTCGTGTGGCGTCGCGGCACGTGGACCCGTGCGATCGCGTCCGCGCACAGGGTCGCGAACCGGCAGGCCCGACAGCAAGCCGACCGGGACGAGGAGACCGCGCGCATGCGGCTCCTGACCCGCACCACCTGACCCCACAGACACGGCTGCCGTGCCGTCCTCCCGCCAAGAAAGAACCGGCACGGCGGCCCCTCCAACTAGTGAAGGGACAACACGCCATGAGGCGTCTCATCGTCGCCACCGTAGTGGCCGTCGCCGTGATGTTCGCGGCCCCCGCATGGGGCACCGGGTCCGGTGACCCGACCCCGTACACCGTCAGCCGCGACGGCCTGACGTTCCCGTCGCCGCTGCATGCGCACTCGCACATCAACGTCCGCACCGCGGACGGGGTGACGCACGGCCTGCACATCGACCCGAACAACGGCCACCCGGGCGCGTCCTGGGTCGGTCAGAGCTTCGTCCCGTGGTCGGCGTTCGGGATCACCGACGGGTGCGTCGTGTGGGTCCAGTGGTCGGGCGCGTCCGAGCACTTCGGGGAGGGCGGTCAGAAGCCCGTCTGCCTGCACACGCCGCACCACACGAAGGAGCCGCACCCATGCCCGACGACCCCCGCCCCGACCCCTACCGCCACGCCGACCCCGGAGTCGACGGCCTCGTCCACGCCGACGAGCTCTCCCACCGCCTCACCCTCGCCCGGTTCCGAGGCCGACACCACGCCGCCCGTCCCGGCGCCGTCCGCATCATCCCCGTCGACGAGTTCGACCCCAACACCATCCTCGGTCCCATCCCCGATCCCGGCCCCGAACCCGACGTCGGCGTCCGCCGCGTCATCGGCCTCGCCATCACCGGTGATCCCGTCCCAGGTCCTGTCGACCGCGAACCCCACCCCGACACCAACCCTGACCGGCGCCCCTGAGCTTGCCGCCACCGGCGTCGACGGTGCGGTCCTGTTTCTTGCCGCGGTGATCACCATGCTGGTCGGGCTGATCGCATGGGGTGTCGGCCGCAACGGTGGCGGTGCGCGGTGAGTGCGAACCTCACGATGACGGACCTGTTCTGCGGTGCTGGCGGGTCGTCCACGGGTGCGGTCGCAACCGGGGGGGTGCAGGTTCGTCTCGCCGCGAACCACTGGGATCGGGCGATCGAGACGCACAACGCGAACCACCCGAACACTGACCACCTGCAGGCGGACATCTCGCAGACCGACCCGCGGTTCATCCCGGGCACGGACCTGCTGTGGGCGTCCCCGGAGTGCACGAACCACTCGCGGGCGAAGGGCCGTAAGCAGGCCCGGCAGCCGGACCTGTTCGGGGAGACCCTGCCGGATGCTGCGGCGGAACGGTCCCGGGCGACGATGTGGGACGTCGTGCGGTTCGCGGAGGCGCACGAGTACCGGGCGATCCTCGTGGAGAACGTCGTCGAGGTCGTCGACTGGACGTCCCCGAACGGGTACCCGGGTGCACTGTTCGAGGCGTGGTTGCAGTCGATGCACGCCATGCGGTACCGGCACCGGATCATCTCCCTGAACTCGATGCACGCGCAGGCGTACGGTCTGCCCGCACCGCAGTCCCGGGACCGGGTGTACATCGCGTTCTGGCGTGAGGGTGAGCGGGCCCCGGACTTCGAGCGGATGCAGCGGCCTCGCGCGTGGTGCCCGTCGTGCGGCGAGCTTGTCGATGCGGTGCAGTCCTGGAAGAAGGCGTCCAGCGTCACGGGTCGGTACCGGGCGCAGTACGTGTACCGGTGCCCGAAGGTGTCGTGTCGCGGGCAGATCGTCGAACCCGGGTGGTTGCCTGCCCTGTCGTTCATCGACCTGTCGAACACGGGAACCAGGATCGGGGACCGGGCCAAGCCCCTGTCGGCCAAGACGATGCGGCGCATCGAGCACGGGGTGCGCCGGTTCTGGCACCCGCTGCTCGTGGAGACGGTCAACGGGTGGGACGCTGCCGACCCGAAGCATCCCGGGTTCATGGACCCGGAGTCGTACTGGCGGGCGTGGTCGAGTCTCGAGCCGGTGCGCACGCAGCACACGGGCGAATCCAAGGGGCTCGTGCTGCCGCCCGCCCTGGTGGACACGTCAGGGCGCGACGGTGACGGTCGGGTGCGCTCGTCCCTGGACCCGATGCGCACCCAGACCGCCCGTCACGAAGAGGGCGTCATGCTGCCCCCCCTGGTCATGACGAACACATGGGGCAACCGCGCCCGGCCCGTCGACGAGCCGGGCCCGACGATGACGACCGCCGGCGGTGGCGGCCACGGGATGCTCTACCCGCCGTTCATCGCAGAGCTTCGCGGCGGCGGGTCTACGGCCAGGTCGACCACGGACCCGCTGTCCACGGTCACCGCCTCGGGCACGCACCACGGCCTGGTCATGCGGATGAACACCCAACGCGGCGAAGACCAGTCGTCCATGACCACTCCCGTCACCGAGCCTGTTCGGACCGTCACCACTGTCGGGCACCAGGCGTACCTGTCTGGCCCGCCGACGCTCGACATCGACGACGTGCGGTTCCGGATGCTCGAACCGGGCGAGATCAAGCGGGCCATGGCGTTCCCGGGTGACTACGTGATGCTCGGGACCCGCCGGGAGCAGGTCAAGCTCAGCGGGAACGCGGTCACCCCACCCGCCGCGCGTGACCTGATCGCGACGGTCGTCGAGGCGATCACCGGGGAGGTGGCGGCATGACCGCGACCAGTGCGCACCGGTTGCTCGCCCACCGGCTCCTCGTCGACTCCGACGAACCGATCCCCGCACTGGACCCTGCCGTGACCCGGCACGTGTCCCTCGTGGTGTGCGCGCACGCCACCAGCCCCGCCGACGCAGTCGACCTGCTCGGGGTGATCGGCCTGCCCGGCGGGCGGGTCGACCCCGGCCGCGGCGGCCTGCTGCCGTGCGGGCACCCGGCGTCAGCGGCACGCCGCATTAGCACGCAACGCGGCACGAGGTGCGGGATGTGCGCAGCCCTGCACCGTGCCAGCCAGAAGTCAGGAGGACGGTGATGGGTGAGTTCGAAGGTCGGTTCGCGTTCACGGTCGGATCCGTGACCGGAACCAGGGTGTTCAACGTCGACGCGGACGGGTGGCTGACCGGGTACACGTTCCGCAGCAGGTGGGTCGAGGGCGTCAACGACGCGGCATGCCTGCGGACGAAGACGGTGCCGTGTGTGCACCGTGCACAGTCCACCCCGCAGGACCTGCGCCGCTGGTGCGGGTGCCCGCAACCGGTCGTCGCGGACCCCTGCGGTGGGGCACCCGGCACGGACTGCAAGTGCGGGTTCTACGGGTACTACGAAGGGTCGAACGACTACGCGTCCCCGGACACGGTCGCCGCGGTCGTGGAAGGGTTCGGGCGGACCGTCGTCGGAACCCGCGGGTTCCGTGCCTCCAAGGCCCGGATCCGCGCCCTGTACCTCCCGCCCGCAGGCACGACACCGCGCCCCCCGGCCGCCCCTGGACAGCTCACGACCGGTGGGGGGCTCGCCGCGGGTGCCGTCCTGGGACCCGCCACACAGGCCCTCCGCGCCCCGATCCCGACCCCGCCGATGAAGAACGGCCGGTACACCGACTGGGAGCACGACTTCACCGACCGGTACCCGCACCATGCCACGTGGGGGACAGTCTTCGCGGCAGGGGTCAGCTTCGCCGTCTTCCATGCGGCCACCACCGGGCAACCCGTGTGGTGGGTGTGCGCCGCAGTGTGGGCCGCGTCCACCGCGATCTGCGTGTTCGACCTGTGGGACATCCGGCAGGCCCGACAGGTCCGCGCGGGGCACCGCGCCCACGCCCGCACCGTGCGGCAACGCCGCGCCCGCAGAGCCCGCGCCCGCGACCAGAACACCACCGCCACACACGTCGCTCAAGCTCTCAGCCACGCCATGGCAACCCTGTTCGGGCACATCGACCCACACACCGCAGGGTGCGAACTCGACGACACCCTCCGCGCGAAGGTCCACGCGAACTACCCGAACATCCCGATCTTCGACGACCTCGACGAGATGGTCGCCGCGTTCCCACCCAACCCCGGAACACCCCAGGAGGACTGACCCATGAACGTGTTCACCCCGACCGCCGGTGACATCGGCACCGAGACCGAGACCCGCGAGTTCGAGCCGATGCCGACGACCGTGCCCGTGCACGAACCGTCCCCGGCGCCCGCACCCGCCGAACCGGTCCCAGCATGACCAGCCGCCCCGACCCGTGGTGGCTGTCCGCCCTGTGCGCACAGACCGACCCGGAGATCTTCTTCCCGCAGGGCAAGGGGTCCTCCCCCGCGGCGGCACGCAAGGTGTGCGCCCGCTGCCCCGTCACCGCACAGTGCCTCGAGGATGCGCTGCGCACCGGTGCCGGCGGTGTCCGTGGCGGTCTCACCGAGCACGAACGCCGCAGCATGCAGCCCCGCGCACCGAAGCCTGCCCGGCGGCCCAACCCGGGGCCACCCGAGTGCGGCACGACCCGCGGATACCGGGCCCACCTGCGACGTGGAGAACCCACCTGTGAACCCTGCCGGGAAGCGAACCGCGCCACCGTCACCGCACGCCGCGAACGACTGCGGAGGGATGCAGCATGACCACCCTGACCCTGCCCCGATACACCCTCCCCGCACCCCGCACCCTCGCCGCCGCGATCTGCACCCACCTCGGCGTGCCCCTGTCGTACGAGACGCAACCGATCACCCGCAAGCTCGTCATCGACCTGAGGCACGTCCCCATGACCGACGTGGAAGCCGCAGCGGTGCTGTACCTCGACCCCCACGGAATCGAATGGGAGGCCCGCCCATGACCCTGCATGTCGTCCCCGACCCACCCCCGACACCCGTCGTCGTCCCGTTCGACGTCGCGAACCGTGAGTTCCAGACCCACTGGGCGGCGGCACGCAACGCATGCGCGGCAACCCTGACGGCGCTCGGGTCGCTCGCCACCCCCCTGTACCGGTCCGACACGGTTGGGCGGGTCCGCATCGAGACAGCCCTGCACGCCGCCGACCAGGCCGCCCGCAACGCACGCCAGGTCATCGACGAGCTCACCGCATGCCTCGACCTGCACGATCGGGCCGGTGGGCGATCCTGATGCGCATCCGCAGCACCAAGCCAGAGTTCTGGCGGTCCGCCCGTGTCGCGTCCGTCGACTGGGACGCGCGGCTCGTCCTGAAGGGCCTCGAGTCGTTCGTCGACGACAACGGGGTCGGGAAGGACGACCTGCCGCTCATCGTCGCAGACGTGTTCCCCCGGGACCTTTCCCGGAACCCTCCCGGAACCCTCCGGAAGGTTGCGGAAGCCCTCAACGCGCTCTCCGACGCTGGTCTCCTGTGGCGATACGAGGCCGACGGGAACCGACTCCTGTACATCGCGTTCTGGGAGTCGATCCAACGCATCGAGAAGCCGACCCGCGGACGTTTCCCCAGGCCAGACGGCACAATGAACTTTCGGGACTCCATCATCGGCGCGCCACTCCCGGAACCCTCCCGGAACCCTCCCGGAACCCTCCGGCATGGAACAGGGGAACAGGGGAACAGAGGAACAGAGGAGAAAGACTCTTCGTCACCGGCTGCGCCGGCGACGGTCCGTGTGCCCACGGGTGCGTTCGACACGTTCTGGTCGGCGTACCCGCGGAAGGTCGGGAAGGACGCCGCCCGGCGTGCGTTCGACAAGGCGGCCCGCAGGGTCGGGCACGACACGATCACGGCAGGCGCCCACCGGTTCGCCGCAGACCCGAACCTGCCCGCCAAGGAGTTCATCCCGCACCCCGCCACATGGTTGAACGCAGGCCGGTGGGACGACGAACCGTTGCCGCCCCGCACGGACCCCCGCACCGGGGCGCCCGCCACCGCACCGACCACGTCACCGTGGGACCGGTACGCACCCCGCCGTGGCGGTGGTGACGGCCAGTGAACGCGATCATCGACCACCGGGAAGCCGAGACGCAGATGCTCGGTGCGTGCCTCCTGCGCCCCACCGGCATCGACGACGTCGCAGACGTCATCACCCCCGACGACCTGTACGCACCGAAGCACACGATCATCTGGGCGGCGATCCTGCAGCTGCACCGCACCGGGGACGCCGTCGACGCGATCACCGTCGGGAACCACCTGACCCGCACCGGGGAACTCGCAACCATCGGCGGGCTGCCGTACCTGCACCAGCTCATCAACGGTGTCGTCACCACCACCAACGCCCAGTTCTACGCACGAATCGTGCACGAACAGGCCGTGCTGCGGCGTCTCGCCGCCGCCGGGACCCGCATCACCCAACTCGCACAAGCCGGCGAGGGGGACGTGACAGCACTCGTCGAGACGTGCCGGGCGGAGGTCGATGCGGTCGCAACCGGCACCGCAGCCGTGTCGACAGGGTTCATCGGGGACACGATCGACACGACCCTCGAAGCGCTCGAGACGGAACCGACCGGGTACCCGACACCGTGGCCGGACCTGAACCGACTGATCCGGGTGTGGCGTCCCGGCGCCCTGTACGTGGTGGGGGCACGACCTGCGGTCGGGAAGTCGATCGTCGGGGTGCAGGCCGCGGTGCACCTGGCACAGCACGGGGCTGTGGTGATCGCATCGTTGGAGATGCCGCGGGTCGAGGTCGAGCAGCGGATCCTCGCGCACCTCGCCCGGGTTCCCGGGAACCGGATCGACGCACACGACCTGACCGACGAGGACTGGGCGCGGATCGCCCGACACCGGGCCGAGCTCGCATCGTTGCCGATCGCGATCGACGACCGGTCGTCGTTGACCCCGGCAGGGATCCGGGCGTTCGCGCGGACGGTCGCGCACCGGCGCCCGTTGGCTGGCATCGTCGTCGACTATTTGCAGTTGATGACAGCCCCGCGTGGCATGGAAAAGCGGAATCGTGCAGAGGTCGTTGGGGAGTTTTCACGCGGGCTGAAGCTCCTCGCGAAGGAATTGCAGGTCCCGGTGATTGCGTTGTCACAGTTGAACCGTGGACCCGAGCAGCGGCAGGACAAGCGACCATCAATGGCTGACCTTCGCGAGTCGGGAGCTGTGGAACAGGACAGTGACGTTGTGTTGCTGTTGCACGAGCATGACGACGACGAGACAGCGTTGGACATGCTCGTAGCGAAGAACCGGCAGGGACAGTGCGGGGTGGTGGAACTCACTCGTGGTGGTGCGTTCTCAGAGATGACGCCCCGCCAGTGGCGTCCTGCGCCTGTTCCGGTGCAGGACCGTGAACCGTCATGGCATGACCGTTGACCGAACCGAATGGAGGAACGATGACCGACATCGACCTGAGCAAGATCCAGCCCGGCGACCTGGTGAAGATCGACATCCGGGTGAGCCCGGACATGGAGTGGCTGCCGGTCAAGGGCTGGCGCGAGGTGGTGCAGGAGCGGGACGCGCTGTGCGTCGACGAGTATGCGATTGCCTACGCGGCTGGCGCGGTCCGGGCGGACCTGATCCGCGTCCGCGCGCACAAGCCTGCTCCGACAGCCGTCCCGACCGAGCCGGGTACGCGCTTCCGGGCGACGGTGCGCGGCGTGCCGGATCAGGTGGTGATCATGGCGGTGCGTGGGCGCGGCATGCCCTACCTCACGGTGTGCGAGGTCGACTACCGCCGCTGGCACAGCGCCGAGGACATCACCGACGTGCGCGATGTGGTGCTGCCGTGAGCGGCGAGGTCGTGCACAACCACGGCACCGAGGACGGCCCCGGCCTCGCATGCCCGGAGCGCCGCACCGCAGACGGTGCCCTGCGCGGTGCATGCACGGACGAGACGACGACCGAGTGGGGCGTCCGCTGGCCGTGGACGACCGTGATCGAGCCGAACGCGGGTGAGGGGTCCGCGCGATGGTTCGCCGCCAACATGCACACGCGGGACGGCGTCGTCGTCTCCCGCCAGGTCACCGAGTGGAAGGAGGCGTGATGAGCGACCCATCGAATGCGCCCGTGTCGCACGACCCATCGAACGGGGGTGCCCGGTGACGTGCGGGAAGTGCGGGCAGGAGCACCCGGGTTGCACGGGACACATTTCGTCTGGGGAGCGGAAGGGGCAGCCGTGCCGGAAGCCGTGCAAGCCGGGTCAGGTGTGTACGGCGCATGGTGGTCGGGCACCGCAGGTGAAGGCCGCGCAGGAACGGCGTGCGGTGGAGGTGAAGGCTGCTGAGGCGGTTCGTGTCCTTGGTTTGCCTGTAGATGTTTCCCCGACGGATGCCCTGTTGCAGGAAGTGCAGTGGACTGCCGGGCATGTGGCGTGGTTGCGGGGGAAAGTGCAGGAGCTGGAACCTGAGTCCCTTGTGTGGGGTGCCACGAAGAAAGTCGACAGGGCTGGTGCCGGCGTGGAAACCACGGATGGGTCCGCGCCATCAGTGTGGTACGAGTTGTACGCCAGGGAACGTGACCACCTGGTGAAAGTGTCCGCGGCGGCGTTGCGTGCTGGGGTGGAAGAACGCAAGGTGCGTCTCGCGGAATCACAGGGGAACATTGTGATCGAACTGATCCGGCGCGTGTTGGACGGCCTGTACCGGGCGCTCATCACCGCCGGGTTCGACGATGCCGTGCTGCAGGACGCGTGGGATGCGGCCGTCGCGGACGTCGTACCGAGGGAAGTGCGGGCCCTCGCCACACAGTGACCGGGCATGGCTGTGCCCGGCGTGTCTCTTGGCATGCCAGACACGGGACGACATATGACGTGGGTCACGGGTTCGCGTATGCCGGGCCCGCATGGAGGTGCCGGACCCGTGACCCGTGAACCCCAGCAGAAGCCCGCCGACCCGCGCGCCGGGAAGCTCTGCTCGAACTGCAACACACCCCGACCCGCACACCCCCGCCCGCACTGCGCCACCGGCCAGTGCACCTGGTGGCGGTGCGACCGGTGCAAGGCCGTGAACGACATGCAGGGCCGCAACGACATCATCGACCTTGCGGGGAACCGGAAGACCCGGGCGTTCTGATGGCCGTCACACGCGTGTGGCTCATCCCCGGGGACATCGACTTCATCGTCGACAACGGCACCGGTGTGCCCGTCGGGATCGGCCCCGACGGTGCACACGAGGCCATCGACGTCACCCCCGCCCGCCGGGGAATCCCGTGAGCACCCGCCCCGTCAACGACCCGACCGGCGACCAGCGGGCCCTGCTCCTCGCCCGCCTCGAGCACAACACCATGACCTGGACCGACCGGGTCAACATCGAATGGACGGAGGACGAGCAGTGATCCGCGAAACCTGCCCGTGCGGGGCGACGCTCGTCATCACGGACGACGCCACCGCGACCAGAGTCCTGCGGGCGTGGCGGAACCAGCACTACGGGCACCGGTCCCCCACCACGGCCCTCGGGTGGGGCTTCGCCGGAGACGGCTCCGACCCGATCACCACCACGACGACCACGACGACGGAGGTGCGTGGACAGTGACCGCCCCGATCACCCTGCCGGACGTCCTCACCGACCTCGACTTCACCCCCGCCCTGCCCTGCGAAGACGAAGGCCACGGCATCGACGAGTTCACCGACGGCGGGCGCACATACCTCGGACACCCCGACACCGGGCCCGCCGCATGGTGGGTCGCCGCCACCTGCCCCCGCTGCGGCAGCACCGACCGGTTCACCGCATGCGACGGGTACCGGGTCGACCGGTCGTTCGACGACCCGAACATCGGGACGGAATGCGAACACTGCGGGTGGCGTGACGACATCACCGCGTTCCGGTACACGTTCACCCCACTGCGAGGCGACGCATGACCCAACCCACCCTGCACCTGACCGAACTACGGTTCGCGCACCACAGCGCACCCCGCGACACGCAAACCCTGCACCGCACGATCCTGCACGCGCTCGACGTCGACAACCCCGGCCGGGTCCTGTGGGCGAACCCCACCCGAGACATCGTCATCGTGCAAGCCGGGGCACCCATCCGGGCGGCTGCGATCGGCGGAGTCGTCGAATCCCACTCCGGTCCCGCCCGCCCCCGATGGGCGTCCGGGACCCCCGTACGCATTTCCCTCATCGGCAACCCCGTCACCCTCACCCCCACCCCCCGCGGGGTCCGTGGTCGACGCATCCCCCTGCCGATCGACCAGCACGCCGACTGGTTGCGACGCAAGCTCGACGGGGCCGTCACCCTCCACGACGTCGCCGTGCAACCCCTCGGCACCCGCACCGGTGCACGACACGAAGCCACCGTCACCCACCGGCTCAGCGCGTTCTACGCCACCGGCACCGTCACCAACCCCGACACCCTCGAACGTCTCATCCGCGACGGCGTCGGCCCAGCGAAGGCGTACGGGGCCGGCCTCCTCCTCGTCGGGGCCGCATCATGAGCACCGCCCCCACCGTGACCGTGTGGCATCTCGCCGGGGAACCCGATCCGATCCCCACCATCGCCGCACTCGTCAAGGACTATGCCGGGGTGTGTGCGATCTGCACCCGCACCGTCCCCCGCACCGCAGACGTCAACAGGGCGTTGGGCGCGAACTTCACCGACCGGTCCCTGTTCCGTGACCCGTCGTCCGACCGGGTGTGCCCCGCATGCCTGTGGTGCTGCTCTGGGAAGCCCCCCGCGACCCTGCGCATGTGGTCGATCGTCGCAACCCCCGACCGGTCGGTACCCGCGTCGAACCCCAAGGCGTTCCTGCAGGACCGGCCCGGCCTGTACCTCGGCGCCCGCGGCGACGACACCGGCACGCTCGTCGCGCACACCCTCACCACCCCACCCGACGGGCCGTGGACCGTGACCATCGCAACGTCCGGGCAGAAGCATGTCCTGCCGTACGGGCACCTCAACGACGGACCCGGCCGGTGGGTAGTCCGCATGGAGACCACCACCGTCACCGCCACCCCCGACGAATGGGCGCACGTCCACACCCACGCGACCGCCCTGCGACGCCTCGGCATCCCCGCCGACGACGTCATGCACGGCACCCCCCGCTACCTGAAGACCCGCGACGACCTGCACCAGTGGTCGACGCACAACGCCGAGCTCACCGCGTGGCTCGGATCCCCGCTCCTCAGCCTCGCGCTGTGGACCATCACGAAGGGACACCTGCAGTGACCACACCCACCACCGAGGAGTACGACCGGGCGACGATCGACCTGATCTTCGCACTGCGTGACTCCCTCACCGACGACGGCCCGTCCCGGCTCGAGTTCTGGACCGGGGGCCGCGCCGCCACCGCCCTGACGACCGCCGCCGCCGGTGCGGACACCGCGGCCGCGGCGATCACGACCGCAGCCCGCAAACTGCAGATCCCGCAGATCACGACCCGGCACGCGGCGACCGTGAAGGCTGTCGCCGCGGTCATCGACCGCGACTACCAGGCGTGGGCGGCGCACGTCGACCGGAACATCGTGTACATCGTCGCCCTCGCGGACGTCGAACGGCAGACCCGCAAGACCACCACCACGACGACCCCGGAGGCGACGTTCTGATGACCACCACGACCATCACCCCGACCGTGGACACCACGACCCTCACGATCACCCTCACCGCACCCCTGCACCACGGGGCCGGCACGTCCGGGAACACGGCCCTGCTGCGCACCCACGAGATCACCCTGCCCGACGGCACGCACACCCGTGTCCCGTTCGTCTCCGCGAACTCCGTGCGGCACGGCCTGCGGGACGCGCTCGCCTGGCACGCCGCCCGCGAGCTGAACATCCCCGACGGGTCCCTCGCAAAGGGCGTCGTCGACCTGCTGTGGTCCGGTGGCGCCGTCACCGCCACGGGCGCACAGGTCGACCTGGACATCGCCCGACGGGTCGACGACGTGTTCCCCGCGCTCGGCCTCCTCGGGTACGCCGCGAAGTCCGACATCGTCGCCGGAACCCTGCGGGTGTCGGACCTGGAGGTCGTCGCCCGGGAGAACGCGTGGCGGCTACCCGCGGACCTGCAGGCCCTGCCGCACGCACAGCAGGGTGTCGCCGCGTACCGGACGGAGGAGTTCGGCACCCGACACGACATCACGTCGACCCCCGTCGCCCGGTTCGTCGACGCAGCCCAGCAGGTCACCGGCACGCAGATGATCTACGACGTGCAGGCGCTGAAGGCGGGTACGGTCCTGTACGGCACGGTCAGCCTGACGCCGGCCGCGACCGAAGGGCACCGGGTCGCGCTCGGTGCCGCGCTCGCCCTGTGGGCGCCGGACGGGATCGTGCGGCTCGGCGCGAAGTCCGCCCTCGGGTACGGGGCGGCGACGGTCACCGGGGTGGACTGGGCGACCGTGAACGACCAGCTCGTCGAGTGGACGGGGCACATCGCGCACGAGCGGGACGCGATCCTGACGCTCCTGGCTGACCTCGCGGCCTGACCGATGGGCGCACCACTGGGCACACCGCTGGTCGTGACCGCGCACCTCGACACGCCCGCGGTCGGGGTCGTCGAGGTGCCGGTCATGCTGGACGCGCCCCTGTCGTGGGCGGCCGCGGCCCTGGCGCAACGCGACGGGTCGGGACTGCCGTCGATGACACGGGACCTGGTCATGGACATGGACCTGCCGTTGGTGCGGTGGGAGGCGCACGGCACGTGGGGGTGGTGCACATCCCAGGCGGCCGTGCACGTGCGGTCGTGGACGGCGGTCGAGTTGCGTCGCAAGCCCGCGACGGGCCCGATGGCCCGGTTCACGCAGGACCGACGCCACCACACGGGTCTCGGCCCGTACAAGGCGCGGGACACGACCGTCGCCGCGGTCCTCGTCGACACCATGACGTGGCATGTCCTCGCGACGGACCGGACCCGACTGGAGACGCTCCTGTCGGTCGTCACGCACGTCGGGAAGCACGCGAACATCGGGCACGGGCACGTCACCCGGTGGGTGGTGCAGGACGACCCGAACCCCGACGGGTGGCGTGACCGCCCCATGCCGACCCCCGGGGCCACGGGTGCGTTCCGGGCCCCGTACTGGCACCCGTCCCGGAAGGTCACGGTCCCCGCATGACCACCATCGCCCACGGCACCCGTGACGGGCGTGGGGTGTGGCACCCCGACGACCCGTCGGTGTACGCGCCGTTGGACGTGCACGGCATCTGGCCGTGGTCCGTCCTGGACCAGTCGACCCCGGCGTGGCGGGCCCGCAAGGGATGGTGGGACGAGCAGGGTGTCGATGACCTCACCCCGCGTGCGGGCCGTGGTGCGATGATCGCGACCGGTCGGCACGGTCGCACCAGTGGCGGCGTGTCCCGGTTCGACCCTGTCCTCGCTGAGCTCGCCTACACCTGGTTCTGCCCGCCCGCGGGGGCGGTTCTCGATCCCCTCGCCGGTGGCCCGGTACGGGGGATCGTCGCCGCCGCCCTGGGCCGGGCGTACACCGGTATCGAACTGTCCCCCACGCAGGTCGCCGCGAACGATGCCGTCGCGACCCGATGGGACCTGCCGCGCCCGCCACGGTGGGTCAACGGGGACGCGGCGACCGAGCTCGACACCATCCCGGACGGCAGCGTCGACTACGTGCTGTCCTGCCCGCCGTACTGGAACCGGGAACGGTACTCCGACGACCCGCGGGACCTGTCCGCGATGACATGGCCCGGGTTCCTGACCGTGCACGCCGCGATCATCCGTGAGGCGGTCCGATGCCTTCGACCCGACCGGTTCGCCACATGGGTGATCTCTGACGTGCGGGACCACCACGGACACCTGCGGCACCTGCCGCACCACGCTATCGAGGCGTTCGAGACGGCCGGGGCGCGACTCGTGAACGAACAGGTCCTCGTCGAACCGGCCGGGTTGCGTGCGAAGACGACCCGACCTCCGTGGGAGGCGTGCCGCACCACGACCCGCCGACACCAGTACGTCCTGACGTTCGTCAAGGGCGACCGGCGGCGTGCCGCACAGGAGGCCCAGGGGTGCTGATCGACATGCCGACCCTGACCGACCAGGACTTGGCCGCATGGGGAGACGCCGCCCGGTATCACCGGCGCATGGGGGCGTCCGTGCACGGGGTCGCCGACCGTGCCGTCGCGGAGATCCGCACGTTCGTGGCGGCTCACCCTGACGCGGTGTGCTCGACGTCATGGGGGAAGGACTCCGTCGTCGTCGCCCACCTGACATGGCTCGCGAACCCGTCCACCCCGATCGTGTGGGTGCCCACGATCCGCAGCGACGGGACCAGCTACGAGGCGGCCGCGACGTACGACGTGCGGGACGCGTTCCTCGCCGCACACCCCGGTGTCGTGTACGAGGAACGACCCGCGGTCGCACGGAACCCGAAGCGGGGGGACCCCGGGTACGACCCGGCACAGTTCGACCAGCCCGGGTACCGGTCGCAGGACGTCCTCGCTGAGAACATCACCAGCCCGTACATCTCCGGGGTCCGCGGCGAGGAGTCACGAGTCCGTGCCATGAGCATCGGCCACCGTGGGACCACGACGGCACGCACATGCCGGCCGATCGGCCGATGGTCCGCGGTGCAGGTGTTCGCGTACCTGCATGCACACGACCTGCCAGTGCACCCCGCATACGCCGCAACGTACGGCGGGGTCATGGACCACCGGTGGTTGCGGGTGCATCCGCTGCGGTCGAAGGCACCCGCCCGGTCTGTGGTGTACGGGCAGGACATGGACGGGTGGGAGGACCACTACTTCCCGTCGCTGACGTCGCACCGCCCACACGGAGAGGTCCGCCCATGACGACCCTGCACCGTCACCAGTGGGTGACCGACGATTACGTGACGTACACGTGCGACACCCCGGAATGCCCCGCGACCGCCACCGCATGCCAGTCACCGGTGCGCCGCGGCGGCGGCACCGAACCATGCGGGCGGGTGCTCGAGACCGTCGGCCGCACCTGCGAACCGTGCGTGTCCCGGGCCCGCAACGACCTGCGTGGGGTGCGGGACCTGTACCGGCAGCTCCCCGACGTGATCGCCGCGGCTGCGGGCCTGCACGCCATCCGCTACGACCGCACTGGCGGCACTCGTGGTGACGACACGCAGATCGTCGGGGGTGACGCGTTCGTGATGGCTGCGGGGGGGACCGCGGACAAGACCAGGCTTGGTCGCCGGGAGACGACGATCGACCCGGCGCTCCTCGATGCGGAACGCCGTGACCCGCCGTCCATCCTTGCGGTCCTCACGTTCTGGGAGGACGCGTGGCGGCAGGAGCAGCATCAGCATGCGGCGACGGTCACCGGTGTGGATGCCGCCACCACCTACCTGGTGGTGCACGTCCAGTGGGCTGCACAGCACTCCGCCACGTGGGGTGACTTCCTGACCGACCTGGCTGTGCTGCGGGCACGCCTGCGGACCCTCACGGGTGCCGCCCAAGGGCCCGTCCGTGCTGCTGTCCCCTGCCCGTACGACGGGGGGACCGTGCACCGGCAGTGGACTGACCGGGGGTTGACGGACACCCACCGGTGCGACCGGTGCGGGATCACATGGGAGTCGGAGGGCCGGTTCATGTTGGCGATCCTGGAGGCGCATCAGGCGTTGCCGGTGACGCACCCGGACGAGCTTGTCACGTTGGAGGACGCGCGGCGGGTGTTCAAACCGCGGGGGGTGCAGGCGGCGACGTTGCGGCAGTGGGTGCATCGGGGGGTGTTGGTGGTGCGGGGGCAGGATGCGCGTGGTCGGGACTTGTTCCGGTTGGGGGACATCGCGGACCGTGTCGGGCGTGGGGCGTGAGTAGCGACCCGCCTCGGGTGGGGCATGGTGTGGATCCGTGGCATTGCCGGTGTCATGGGGTGGCGCATGCGGTCCCGTCGTTGGCGGCGGACTGTGAGGACCGGACGGAGGGGACACGGTGAGCGACCTGGTGGAGTTCCTGCTCGCGCGGATCGCGGAGGACGAGGCGGCGGCGCGGGAGAACGTGGAGTACGAGGAGAACGTCGGGGAGACGGCGGGGTGGCTCGCACCGTCTCGCGTCCTGGCCGAGTGCGAGGCGAAGCGGCGGATCGTGGAGCAGTGCCGCCCGCACTGGGTGGTCGTCTTCCGCCAGTCCGACATCCTCCTCGCGGACGCATTCGACCAGACGAAGGTGCCGACGTACGCATCGAGCGGCCCGATCTGGCCCCACAGCGCAGCGGAGGCGACCCTGCGCGCCCTCGCCCTGCCGTATGCCGGCCACCGCGACTACGACGAGGATCTGCAGACGGCCCCGCTGTGACACCACCGGTCTACTGCAACACGTACTGCAACACCGGTGTTGGAGTACGTGCGGCACCCCGCCCCCACATGGCACACTAGACGCAGTGTCACGCTTCCCGGTTACACGCACGCCCTGAAACGGGCCCCGGTCGAGCCAAGCTCCCAGGCCCACACCACCCAACCGGGAGGTGCACCCTCATGGTCACCCTCCGCCCTGGAGACACCGTCCGTGTCCGCGGTCACCGCGGAACCGGTGTGATCCTCCACCACCATCCGCGGCTCGCCGCATGGGTTGTGCACATCAACGGCCGTGACCTCACCGTCATGGACCACATGCTGCGGACCCCCTGAACCCCCGTCGTGGCGTGCCTGGACCAGGCGCCAACACCACCACCGCTGGCCTGCGAGCCGCACACACGACGGGACCACCGTGAAGCGGGGTGACCGCACCATGCGCACCCCACCCCTGCCCGAGCGTGTCTACGAGGACCGCACCCCATGCGGGCTCTGCGGGCAAGACTGCGACCGGCAAGCCCTCCTCACCACCCACACCACGGCACCCGTCATCATCCACACCTGCCACCGGTGCGACCGGATCCGCTGCCCCGCATGCCGCAACCCCATCCCCGGATGGGCGAAACGCTGCCCGTGCGGTGCACCCCTCCCCGCCCGAACCGGACCCACCGGCTGACCCTACGAGCGGGGTGAGACGGATGACCGTCGAACCCTGGTTGGAACACGTCGCCCGAGCGTTCGAACCGAGACGCGACCCATGGCCCACACCCGGGGTCCTCGCGAAGGCCATCGAACCCGGCACGATCCAGACCGCCGCACTCGACGTCATCGACCAAGCCCTCGTCGACGTCGACAACGGGGACTGTGACCGGCTGATCATCTCCATGCCGCCACAGGAAGGAAAGTCCACCCGGGTCACGAAGACCGGGCCCCTGTGGTTCCTCCTGCGGAACCCGAACCGTCGCGTCGTCGTCGCGTCCTACGCCGAGTCCCTCGCCATGGAGTTCGGCCGCGACATCCGCGGGTACATCACAGCGAACTCCGGGCAGGACGGCACCCTCGACCTCGGTCTGCGCATCGCAGAGGACAACGGTGCGGTCACGTCATGGAAGCTGCGACGCGACATCGGGATCGGTGGGGTCCGATCCGTCGGTATCGCCGGTGGTCTCACCGGTCGCCCCGCGGACGTCATGTTCATCGACGACCCGATCTCGAACATGGAGCAGGCTGAGTCGCAGACGTACCGGGACCGTGCATGGTCGTTCTGGACGTCCGTCGCCCGCACCCGCCTCGCCCCCGGCGCCCCCGTCATCGTGATCCTGACCCGGTGGCATCACGACGACCTTGCTGGGCGGCTACTCGCCTCCGAAGAAGGGCACCGGTGGCGGGTCATCAACATCCCCGCCCAAGCGGACCACCGCCCCGACCGTGGCGAGGTCGACCCGCTCGGCCGCGAACCCGGCCAGTGGATGGACTCCGCCCGCCGCGACGAACGCACCGGGGAGCAACGCACCGCCGCACAGTGGGAACAGACCCGCCGTGAAGTCGGGCCCCGCGTGTGGAACGCCCTGTACCAAGGCCACCCGTCACCCGAGTCCGGGGGCCTGTTCCCCGACACGTGGACCCGGTACGAACAACCCCTGTGGGTGCAGCACCCGGACGGGACCCGCACCCTCCCCGGGCATGACTTCGAGCTCGTGCAGTCGTGGGACCTGACGTTCAAGGACACGAAGTCGTCCGATTACGTCGTCGGTCAGGTGTGGGCGAGGTTCGGGGTCGACGCGTACCTGGTCGACCAGGTTCGCGCCCGCCTGTCGTTCACCGCCACGTTGGATGCGATCCGGGCCCTGACCGCAAGGTGGCCGCAAGCTGCCGCGAAGTTCGTCGAGGACAAGGCGAACGGGCCCGCCGTCATCAACGCGCTCGCCCGGCAGATCCCCGGCCTGATCCCCGTCGAACCCGAAGGGTCGAAGTTCGCGCGCGCCGCCGCCGTGTCCCCGTTCACACACTCCGGGAACGTGCACCTGCCGACCGCGGACCTCCTGCCGAACGTCGAAGAACTCATCGAGGAAGCGAAGTCGTTCCCGAACGGCGCCCACGACGACACGATCGACGCCATGTCGCAAGCCCTGAACCGGATCCTGCTGAACCCCCTGCCTGACGACGACCTCATCGTCGGGGACGACCTCATCGACGACGACCCGCACGACTGGGCCGGCGGCTACTGACGACAGGAGGTGCCCGGTGGGTCTGTTCACCCGCGCCCGTGTGCTGTCCGAGACCGTCGCCCGCGCCCGTGCCGCAGAGTCGTCGATCGAACTGCTGCAGGAAGGCATCGCGGACCTGGAGCTTGCGCTCGAGGACCAGGGGTGGGATCGGCTCGTCGGCGCCGGGGAGACGGAGTTCTCCCGAGACGGGTTGGCTCGGGCCGCGAAGGTAGCCCGAGTTCTGTCGGTGGCGCACCCGCTGATCAAGCGGGGCCTGGTCCTGCGGCACTCGTACGTGTGGGGTCAGGGTGTGCAGGTCCAGGCGCGTGCGGACGGGAACGACGGTGCGCAGGACGTGAACGCGGTCGTGCAGGCATTCCTCGACGACCCGGGGAACCTGGCGGCGTTCACGGGTGCGCAGGCCCGGGAGGAGCTTGAACGGGCGCTCGGGACGGACGGGAACGTGTTCCTCGCGTGCTTCACGAACCCTCGCACAGGGTTCGTGCAGGTCCGGTCGTTGCCGTTCGACGAGATCACGGACGTGATCTGTAACCCGGACGACCGGGACGACCCGTGGTTCTACCGGCGGCAGTGGTCACAACGGGCTGTGGACATGTCGACGATGAGTACCCGCACCGAGTCGCGTGTCGCCTACTACCCGGCGGTCGGGTACCGGCCTGCCGCCCGCCCGAAGACTCTCGACGGGGCACCCATCCTGTGGGACTCGCCCGTAGTGCACGTGTCCGTGAACCGGATCGACGGGTGGCAGTTCGGCATCGGTGACGCGTATGCGGCGGTCGTGTTCGCCCGCCTGTACCGCGACTTCCTGGTCGACTGGGCGACGCTCATCAAGTCCCTGTCGCAGATCGCGTGGCGGGCCACCGGGAAGGGGTCCCGCACCCAGAAGATGCGGCAGGCCCTGACCCGCCGCCCCGCGGGCACGCCCCCGGCTGCGAACCCGAACAACGTGGGCGGGACCGTCGTCCTCGACGAGTCCACGAAGCTGGAAGCCGTGTCGAAGTCCGGTGCGACGATCGACTCCGAGTCGGGGCGGCCACTCGCCGCGATGATCGCCGCCGCCCTCGGTGTCCCCGTCACGATGCTCCTCGCGGACCCGGGAACGACCGGTGCCCGCGCGACCGCGGAGACCCTCGACCAGCCCACCAAGCTGGAGATGGGTGGGCGTCGCACCCTGTGGGCGGCGACCCTGACCCGTGTCCTCGACTACGTGATCCGTGAAGCGGTGCGTGCCCCGCAGGGCCCGTTGAAGGGCACCCTGCCGCGAGACAAGGCAACCGGTCGTGAAACCCTCGTCCTTGCACAGGACACGGACGCGACCGTGGAGATCACCTGGCCGGACTTCGACGACGTCGACATTGGTGTCCTCGTGAACGCGCTCGTCGCAGCGGACGGCACCGGGAAGTTCCCCCCGGAGGAGACCGTGAAGCTGCTGCTGCGGGCGTTCGGGGTGAAGGACATCGACGAGATCCTCGAGGACTTCTTCGACGAGGACGGGCATTGGGTTGACCCGCTCACGTCCGCGGGTCAGGCCGCAGCGGACGCGTTCCGGCGTGGGGCTGACCCGGTCGGGCTCGTCGGTGACGACGAGGACCCTGAACCGGAGACCTGACCGGTGGCGATCAACGATGACACGTTGCGGCTTGCCCGCAAGATGCGTGTCGACATCGCGAAGGACGTGAACGCGACCGTCCGCAAGCAGGTGCAGGCGTGGGTGCGGGCGTGGGACGAACTCCACGACGAATGGTCGACGGCCCTCATGGACCTCGCAACCACCCGCGACGACGGGCAGTGGCCGTCCCCGTGGGAGATCGCCCGGGCAGACCGTGCACAGCAAGCCCTCGCGCACGCCACCGACAAGATCATCGACCTGTCCGAGTACCTCGGGGTGACCGTCCGCGACGCCCTCGGGAACGTGTTGGACACCACCCAGGTCGCTGAGCTTGCGATGCTGCAGTCCGAACTCCCGACGGTCGACGCATACCGGGCGCAGGTTGGTGCCCGGTGGAACCGGTTGAACCCGGACCAGGTGGATGCGATCGTGCGGCGCACCGGTGACACGATCACCGCTGCGACGCCCCGCCTGACCGCGGCCGCACAGGACACGATGCGGCGGACCCTGATCCGTGGGGTCGCCGTCGGGGACAACCCGCGCAAGGCCGCCGCAGACATGGTGCGACGTGTCGAGGGTGCGTTCAACGGTGGCCTGACCCGGGCCCTCGTGATCGCCCGCACCGAGATGATCGACGCGCACCGGGTCGCCGCGTGGACAGCCCGGCAGATGAACCCCGACATGTACTCGGGGTGGGTGTGGACGTGCGCGTTGGACACCCGCTGCTGCCCGTCGTGCTGGGCGAAGCACGGTCAGGTCCACGACATCTCCGACGTCGGCCCTGCCGACCATCAGCAGGGCCGGTGCACGGCCGTTCCCGTCGCCCGTCCCTGGTCTGAGCTGGGGTTCGACATGCCGGAACCCGTGTCGGTGCTCCCGGACGCGCAGGAACGGTTCTGGGCGTTGCCGCAGGCCGACCAGGTGAAGATCATGGGGCCCGCCCGGTTGACGGCCCTGCAAGCAGGTGTCCCGTGGGAGGCCCTCACGGCCCGCCGTCTGACCCCCGGGTGGCGTCCGTCGTGGACCCCCCGCCCCGTCGCAGACCTGTGGCAGTTCGTCCCGACGACCCACCCGGTGGGCGTCTAGCACACGTCCGGGTGCGTCCCCCCCGGTGGGACCACCAACACCACATCGCACAGGTCGCACCTGTACGTCGTCGACGCACCGTCGCCCCCGAACTCCACGGTCTCGACCCGCCACAGGTGCACCGGTTCCCCATCCACGCTCACCCCCTGTCGAACACCACCGGGTCTGACCGTCATCCCAAGGAGGCCACCGTGCCTGTCACCCTCACCGAATCGGCGGCCGTCCTCGAAGCCGCCGGGACCGGGAAGCCGGGTCGCATGCTGATCCGACTCATCGACGCCGGGAAGGGATCGTCCGGCGTGTACCCGGCGGACACCCTCAAGGCCGCGGCCGAAGCGAAGGTGTTCGCCGCGGGCACCCACATGTACCTGGACCACCCGTCCGAGTCGGAGATGTACGACCGGCCGGAACGGTCCGTGAAGGACCTGGCGGGTGTCCTCACCGAGGACGCCCGCTGGGACGACACGGCGCAGGCGCTCGTCGCGGAAGCCCGAGTGTTCCCCGCGTGGCGTGACGCGCTCACCGCGATGGCTGAGGACATCGGTGTCAGCATCCGCGCCCTCGCGGAGACGAAGGCCGGGCAGTGGGACGGGAAGCCCGCCCAGGTCGTGTCCCGCATCACCGAAGCCCTGTCCGTCGACTTCGTGACCCACGCCGGGCGTGGCGGGAAGGTCCTGCAGATCATCGAGTCCGCCCGCGCCAACGCCGCGCAGACCAGGCCCGTCGCCGTCGAGGCGACCGCGAACGACCGCCGCGAGCAGCTCTCCGCGCTCGTGAAGGACGCCTACTCGGCGGACAAGACGTGGGTGTGGGTCCGGGACTTCGACGACACCACGGTGTGGTTCGAGGTCGAGAGCCCCGACGGGCTGGGCATCTACCAGCAGACGTTCACGGTCACCGACGACGCCGCGACCGCCCTCACCGGTGACCGTGTCGAGGTCCGTGTGAAGACCACGTACGAGCCCGTGCAGGCCACCGAGTCCACCGGCGCCCCGACCGTCGACCCCGTCGTCGACGAGTCGACGACCCTCGCGGCCACGTCAGGCACCGACCCCACCCCCAACGTCCCGGTCGACCCGGCCGGGCAGTCCACCATCACCCAGGAGTCCCAGGAGGACGACATGCCCCAGATCGAGGAGGCGCGCCTGCGCCAGCTCGAGGCGGACGCCGGCCGGGTGCACGCGCTCGAGTCCGAGCGTGACGCCGCGGCCAAGAAGGCGGAGGAGGCTGAGCAGCGTGCGCTGCAGGCCGAGGCCGCAACCTACGCGCGTGACTTCGCGCGGAACCTCGTCACCAAGGCGAACAGCGACCTCGCGGAGGCGTCCGTGGCGCGGATCGTCCGTGACGCGACGTCGCAGGCGCTGCCGCTGACCGAGGCCGGTCGTCTCGACACCGACGCGTTCACGCCGGTCGTCGAGAAGTCCCGCGCCGAGGAGGAGACGTACCTCGCTGCCGTCGCGGAGGCGTCCGGCATCGGGTCGGTTCGCGGCGTCGGACCGACCCTCACCGAGGAGTCGAAGGACCTGACCGACGACGAGCTGCGCGAGGCCCTCGCGAAGCTGAAGGAGGGCTGACCCATGGCCACGAACGAGGTCTACCGGGACGCGGACAGCATCACGCTGCCTGTCGCGTCGGGCGTCGTCTCCGGGGAGGTCGTCGTCGTGGGCGACCTCGTCGGTATCGCCCAGACCGACCGCGACAGCGACGGCAACGCGACCGTCCGCCTCAAGGGTGCGCACACCCTGCAGGTGTCCGCGACGACGACCGTCGGCAAGCCCGTGTACGGGCACGCGTCCGGTGGTGGCGCCGTCAGCGGCCGCGTCCAGCTCATCGACGTCACCAGCACGACGGGCACCCTCCTGGGCTACGCCCTGGAGACCGTCACCATCTCGTCCGGCACGAAGCCGGTCATCGTCCGCCTGCCCGGCTGAGGAGGAACACCATGCCCACGATGTTCATGGAGGGCCAGCCGCGCAACAAGCGCATCCTGGCCGCCCGCGAGCTGTTCGAGCGTGCCCTCCGGGGCAGCACCCGTGCTCGCGCTGACCTGGAGGAGGCGCTCTCGACGAGCGACTTCCCGTTCCTGCTCGGTGCAGGCTACGACCGGGAGCTCGTCGCCGCGTATGCGGCGATCAACCCGGTGTGGCCGCAGTTCGCGACGCGGAAGGTCGTCCCGAACTTCAAGGAGCGGACGATCGTCGACCTGCTCGGTGGTCGTGCCGGCCTGGAGAAGGTCAAGGAGGCCGCGGAGTACAAGTCGCGTGGCGTCACCGAGTCGAAGAAGTCGTTCAAGGTCGACAAGTACGGTGGCATCATCCCGCTGACGTGGGAGATGTTCGTCAACGACGACCTCGACGCGTTCCGTGACCTGCCGGATCGTCTCGCGACGGCGGCGCGGGAGACGGAGGAGCGGCTCGCGGCGTCGGTGTTCTTCAACGCCTCGGGGTCGGGTCTGTCGACGTGGGCTGATGCCCGTGACGCGACGGGCAAGAACCTCGACGCGGCGAACCTGCAGGCGGCGATCACGGACGTCACGTCCCGCAAGGACTCGGACGGCCGCCCGGTCATGGTCCCGAACCTGCGGCTCATGGTCCCCCCGTCGCTCGCGAACACGGCGACGGGGATCGTGAACACGATCCGGGTGAAGGACCCCGAGACGGGTCGTGAGGTCGAGGGCAACGGTCTGTCGCAGACGCCGCAGGTCGTCGTGAACCCGTGGCTGACGGTCGTCGGCTCCGGGTACTCGTCGGTGTCGAAGATGTGGATCCTGCTGCCCGAGCCGCAGTCCGCGCGCCCGCACGTCGTGTCGGCGTTCCTCGCCGGTCACGAGGCCCCGGACCTGCGGGTGAAGAACGACGCGGGTAACCGTGTCGGTGGCGGTTCGGTCGACCCGACCGAGGGTTCCTTCGACGACGACACGATCCGGTACCGGGTGCGTCACGAGAACGGGGCTGCGGCCCTGTGGGACGACGCCCTGTACATCGGCATCGGGTCCTGACCACCCCTCGGGTCCGCCACCCCTTCACCGGGTGGCGGACCCGGCGGTGTCGGGCGTCAACGCATGCCCGGCACAAGCTCCACTTCTCCGTGCGAAGGCCGCCGGGTCTTTCGGTCCCTGCCATCAGCGCGTCCTGCGTCCGGCACCGCTCAAGGGGGTGAACCGCATGTCCGTCACGCTTGGTGAGGGCCCGTTCGACACGGCACTCGGGCAGGTGCGTCTGCTGATCTCGGACGTCGATGCCGACAACCTGATGTTGTCGGACACGCAGGTCGGTGGGTTCCTGCGCATGCACGGTGGTGTCGCGACGGACACCGCCTGCCCGGTGTGGGTGCTGCGGCGTGCCGCCGCGGACGCTCTCGACGCGATCGCGACGTCGGAGGCGCTCGTGTCGAAGGTGATGCGCACCCAGGCTGGTGTCGTCACCGACGGGGCGAAGCTCGCGGACTCGTTGCGTCGGCAGGCTGCGGCGTGGCGGGTCATGGCGGACGACGCCGAGGCGGACGCTGACGACGACGGTGGGATCGCGTTCCTCGAGTTCTCCCCGTATCCGGCCGGGTGGTGACCTGATGCCGTTCACGTCGACCAGGGTGTTTCACCCGCGGTGGGCGCAGCACCTGGCGTCGGTCGCTGACGACACCCACAACGTGACCGTGAAGATCACCGCTGGGTCGACCGGTGGCGGGTGGAGCCCGACCAGTGGCGCCACGCAACCGACGGTCACGGTCCTGCATGAGGGGCCCGCGATCATCGAGTACGACGCCCAGTCCGGGGCGCACAACACGGTCCTCGCGGACCAGCAGGTCGTCACCCGGACCGTCACTGTCGGGTTGGGGCGTACCGCCCCGGTCATCCCGCAGGGCGCCCGGGTCACTGTCACCGCCGTCGACGACAACACCCTGCCTGCCCTGGTCGGTCGGGTGTTCGTTGTGGCCGCGGTAGTCGCACCGTCGCACGGGGTTGAGCAGACGCTCTCCTGTGTTGACGACCAGACGAACCAGCCCAGTTGAACCCTTGGGGGTGAGCGCATGGACGGCGTCACCGTGGACGTGTCCGAGCTGAACCTCCTCGCTGTGGACCTGACCGGGGTGCCCGACCGGGTGGGGGCGCGTGCCGCGGTCGTGCTGCGACGCGCCGCAGTGCAGGTCGAAGCGGAAGCGAAGGTCTTCGCACCGGTGGACACCGGGAACCTGCGGAACAGCATCTCCGTCGCGGAACTCCTCACGGAGATCGACCGGGACACGTACGAGATCGAGATCGGCCCGACCGCGAACTATGGGGCGTTCGTGGAGTTCGGGACGTCCCGCATGGGCCCGCACGCGTTCATGGGGCCTGCGTTCGACCGGGCACAACCGGGGTTCCTGCAGGCCATGGAACAGGTCGCGGAGGGGTTGCTGTGACCGCCCCGGACGTGCTGTACGCCGCCGCCGTGGCCGCGTTGAAGACGATCGGGTCGACCAAGGTCACCGTGTACGAGGCGGACGTCCCCGACCGGCCCCCCGCACTGACGGATGGGCGGGTCCTGCCGTACGTGGTCGTGTGGCCCGGACCTGGCGCAACCGCCACCGATCAGGCGGTGACCGGCCCATCCGGGCTGGACTGGTCCGTGCAGGTCACAGTCGCCGCCGGTGACGTGACGTGGTGCCTGCAAGCGTGCACCCTCGTCCGCGGCGTCCTGCACGGGAAGGTCCTCGTCACCGGCACCGGGCCCCTCGTCGACGACACACCACGCGGGTTGACCGTCACCCGCGACCCGGCCCTCCCGGACCGGTGGTTCGCACCCCTGATCTTCGCCTGCCTGAACCCCTGACCCGTCCCCCGCACGCACCCCGCACCCCTTGGTGTCGGGGTGTTCGTCATGCCCGCAACCAGGAGGCACCCATGGCCCGCAATCAGGACCGACCCGCCCCGAGCGGGCAGTTCACCCCGATCGAGGTCACCCCACCCGCCACCCCGGCAGGGTTCACCGGCATCGAGGTCACACCCGTCGACCTGATCACCCCGACCCCCGCAGCCACGGTCGCCGCGGTCACCAAGAACCGCCCGACCCCGGGCACCACCCCCAAGGAGGACTGACCATGCCCCGCATCGTCGACCTCGGCGTCACCGGCTACTGGTGGCTGTCCGGTGTTTCGTCACTCACGACCCCGTCCGCCCCGAAGGTCACCGACCTGTCGACCGCGAAGAACATCTCCCCCTACGTCGTGACCACCACGTCGATCAACCCGACCGCGTCCGACACCGTCAACGAACGGGCCGTCACGGACGTGTCGAACGCGGTCGTCCCGACCGTCGGGAACTACGAGGGCAACCTCGTCCTGTTCCGCGACTTCACGTCGAACGAACCGTCCGAGAACGACCTCGCCGCGACGTTCACGAAGGGCACGTTCGGGTGGATCCTGCGCCGCCTCGGCAAGCCCCACACCACGAACCTCGCCACGGGTGACGAGGTCGACGTGTTCCTGTTCATGTGCGACGCACCGCAGAAGTCCGGCGGGCAGGGCGACGGGTACCTGAAGCTCACCGTCCCGCTCCTGCAGCAGGGACAGTTCTACCTCGACACCACGATCGTGTCCGGCGGGGCCTGACCCCCACAACCCCGGTGGGGGTGACGTCTTCACGGGTCCGTCACCCCCACCGGTCACACCACACCGACCCGTGACGCACGACCCGTGGAGACCCGTGATGACCGACCTGCCGAAGATCGAAGAACCCGACCCGAACCAGTTCGACATCGACGCGTGGATCGACGACGTCGAACGACCCCACGTCGTCGCCGTCCTGCACACCCGCGACCACGAGTTCGTCACCCGCCTCAACGAGCTCGACGAGAAGATGAAGACGGCCCGCAACATGAAGGACACCGACCGGGGGTTGGACGACCCGACCCCGGAGTCCGTCATGGCGGAACTCACCGCACTGCGGGCGGAACGTGAACGCACCGCCCGCCGGGTGAAGGTGTGGCAGCTGACGCAGGCGGAGATCGCGGCCGTGGCCGCTCGTGCCGCACAGGCCGGGGTCACCGACCCGAAGAGCACCGGCCTGTGGGTGCTTTCCGCTGCGACCGCCGACCCGACCGCCCCCGACTCGACACCCACGTTCACACCCGCCCAGCTGCAGCGTCTGCAGCGGCGGGACGTCACCGGGGAACGCATGGTCGACGAGCTCCTGGCGGCGTTCTCCAAGGCGGAGGCGGGCCTGACGGTCCCTTTCTAGCCCGCGCGCTGCGACGACACCCGAACGTGGTGCTCGAGTTGCGGACGGCGCGGGCGAACCACATCCCGCACTCGACGTTGCGGTCCGGGTCGAAGCCGACCCGGTGGACGGTGAAGGACCGTCTGTTGGCGTTGGCGTTGACGGTGCACGAGGACGGCCTGTGCCGGGGGTGCGGGCACCCGAAGGACCGGTCGTGGAACGAGGACATGGAAGGCGAGTACCAGGCGCACCGTGTCCTGTGTCAGGCGTGTCAGGCGATGCACCTGGCGACGGACGGGCACCCGTTGTCCCCGGCGGAGACCGCGTTCGTGCTGGACATCACCCCGGACGGGTACGACCCGGACCCGCGCATGGCCCCACGGTTCGACACCCCCAACGCCCCACCGTCGGCGGTGCGGGCCCCGGTCAGGGAGTCGTCGATCGCCGGGTGAAGATCAGGGTCTGCACCGCACCACCCAACTGGTCGGACTGCTGGTGCAGGTCGTAGCCGCGGTCCCGTCCACCGGTCACCCACATCTCCCACGGCAGTGTGGAGGCGTGCACGTGCACGGTCACGGTGTCACCGGTGAACGTGCGGTCAAGGATCGCCGGGGCGTCCGCCACGGCCGTCGCACGACGGCGCACATCACCACCTGACGACGCCGCGCCGATAACCCCGGCGACCAGCGCACCGGCGACGACCAGCAGGACCAGGACGATCAGGAACCCCATCCGCCCATCGTGGCGCGAACCGAACACCGGCGGGGGGTGAAGTTCTGGTGCCTGAACGTTCCGTCGTCGTCCGGTTCCGGGCTGAGGTCGCGGACTTCCGCAAGCAGCTCAAGGGCACCGAGCAGGCACTCGGGGACGTCGCGAAGAAGGCGGGCGAGACCGCCCGGTCGTCGTCGACCGCGCTCGGACAGATGGTGCAGTCCGCACGCCGCCACGAGGACGCATGGAACCGGGTCGGTGGCACCCTCACCGGAATCGGCGCGGCCGCCGCCGCAGGTGTCGGGATCGCCGTCGCGAAGTTCGCGGAGTTCGACGAGGCGATGTCCGGGGTCGAAGCCGCATCCCACGAGACCGCCGGGAACCTGGACCTGCTGCGGGAAGCCGCGAAGCGTGCCGGTGCCGACACGAAGTTCTCCGCGTCGGAAGCCGCCGCCGGGATCACGAACCTCATCAAGGCCGGTGTCGACGTCACCGACGTCCTCAGCGGTGGACTCACCGGGGCCCTCGACCTCGCCGCCGCCGGGGAACTGCAGGTCGCGGACGCCGCCGAGTACACGGCGACGACCCTCACCCAGTTCAAGCTGTCCGGGGACAAGGCCACCCACGTCGCGGACGTCCTCGCTGCCGGTGCCGGGAAGGCGCAAGGTGAGGTCAGTGACATGGCCGAGGCCATGAAGTACGCCGGTGTGCCCGCATCCCAGCTGGGGGTGTCCCTCGAGGAGACCGCGGGGACGGTGGCCCTGTTCGCGTCGAACGGGATCATCGGTGAGCAGGCCGGCACGTCGCTGCGCGGCATGCTGTCGTCTCTGACGTCGCCGTCGAAGGATGCGGCGGAGGTCATGAAGGACCTGAACCTGCAGGTGTTCGACGGGCAGGGGAAGTTCCTCGGGTTGGCTGGTGTCGCGGACCAGTTGACGAAGGCGACGTGGGGGATGACGGACGCGGAGAAGGCGAACGCGCTCGGGAAGCTGTTCGGGAACGCCCAGTTGACGGCGGCGAACGTGCTCCTCGCTGAGGGTGGGGACGCTGTTCGGGAGTGGACGGACAAGGTCAACGACGCCGGGTATGCGGCGGAGACGGCCCGTCTGATGACGGACAACCTGAACGGGGACATCGAGCGTCTCGGGGGCGCCCTGGACACGGCCCTGATCCAGACGGGTGAGGCTGCGAACGGGGTTCTGCGGACGATGGTGCAGACCCTGACGGCCGCGGTCGACGCGTACGGGTCCGCGGACCCGATGGTGCAGCGGCTTGCCCTGGGCGTGGGGGTGTTGACCGCGGCGGTCGGGTTGGCGGCCGGTGGGTTCCTGCTGATGGCCCCCCGGATCGTCGCGACGAAGGCGGCCATGGATGTGCTGGCCGCGTCGATGCCGAAGACCGTTGCCGCGGTCCGTGCTGTCGGGTCCGCGATGACCGGGCCCCTCGGGGTCGGGCTCGCCGCGGCGACCATCGCGTTCGGGGTGTTCGTGAAGCACCAGGCGGACGCGAAGCAACGGGTCGACGACCTGAAGAGCTCACTGGACGCGCAGACCGGCGCGATCACGACAAACACGCGAGCCGTCGCGTACAAGCAGCTCGTCGACGAGGGCACGATCGACTACGCGAAGCGACTCGGGCTAAGTCTTGATGTGGTCACGGACGCGGCGCTCGGCAACGAGGAAGCCATGGACGAACTCCGTGCCGCTGCGGAGCGAGTCCAGGTGAAGATCGACAACCTCACCGAGTCCGAGGGGTACAACGGGGAGCAGACCAAGGCGGCCCGCAAGGAACGGGCCTTCATGGGGCACGTCCTGGAAGACACTGCCACGCAGACGGACAAGGTTCGGAAGGCCCAGGCCGCGTGGAACGACGAGCAGGCCGCGGGCATCGGCGTCACGAAGGACCATGCGGACGCAACCGACGGCGCGAAGTCCGCCCTGCTGGAGTACGCGGACGCGACCGACGACGGCACCGCGTCCGTATCCCAGTTCGTGAAGGCCCTCGACGACCTCATCGACGGGATGAAGGAACACGCCGGGATCGCCCTGACCGCCCGTGAAGCGCAACGCCAGTACCGGCAAGCCGTGGACGACGCCCGGGACGCACTCACCGAGAACGGGAAGACCCTCGACCTGAACACCGAAGCAGGTCGCAAGAACCAGGCCGCCCTCGACGACCTCGCGAAGTCCGGTTGGGACCTCATCGACGCGAACAAGGAGCAGGGCGCCACCCAGGACGAGCTCCGCAAGACGATGCGGCAACTGCGGGACGACTTCATCAAGCAGGCCGAGTCGATGGGCATGTCGAAGGACGCGGCGACCGCGCTCGCGGACCAGCTGGACCTGATCCCGGACCGGGTGAACGTGCAGATCGCAGCGGACACGGCCCGGGCGTCGGAGTCCGTGCGGCGGCTCATCGAGAACTTGAACGGTCGGGTCGCGACGATCCGGGTGCGGGCGACCCTGCCGGACCTGAACGGTCTCGCGTCAGGGTCGGGTCGTCCCGGGTTGGCGACGGGCGGTCAGGTCGTCGGCCCGGGCACGGGCACGTCCGATGATGTGCCGATCTGGGCGTCGAACGGTGAGTTCGTGGTCCGGGCTGCCGCGGTGCGCAAGTACGGGGTGGACTTCTTCCACCTGTTGAACGCGGGTCGGTTCGCTACCGGTGGGCCTGTCGGGCATTACGCGGCGTCGTCGACCCCGTCGACTGGTCGTGTCGGTGGTGGCGTGCAGATCACCGTCGGGAACATTCAGGCAGTCAACCCGGATGCGGCGGCCCGCGCGTTGGTGACCCGCACCCGTGACGCGATCGCCGTGACCGGCCTGGCAGGGATCGGGGGTGCGGTGTGACCGGTGTCGTCTACGGCGTCCCGTACATCCCGCCCGGTCCCCCACCTGACCTGTGGCCGGGGGTCACCATGGAGTGGCACGGCACCGACGGGACCGTGTGGTCCCTGCACGGGCCCCGCCAGTCGGGGATCCGCATGCAGGCCGGTGTGCGAGGCATGGGCGTCACCCCCGGTGAGCACACCGTCGACCAGACGGCAGGCACGGAGGGCGGCCAGTGGCAGGGGTTCCGTGCCGGGGTCCGTGAGGTGTTCTGGCCGTTGTGGGTGTGGCACGACGACGGGTCGCAGGCGTGGTTGGACTACGACGCCGCGTTCTGGGCGTCCCTCGACCCGGACGCCACCGGCCTGTGGGTGATCACCCAACCGGGCGGGCGGACCCGGTCGTTGCGGTGCCGGTTCGTGTCCGACGGTGACCCGTCATGGGATGCCATGCCGGGGCGTCGCGGGTGGGCGCCCTACGGGGTGACCCTGCAAGCGGAGGACCCGTACTGGTTGGGTTCACCGGTCGTGCGCACGTTCGAACAGGCTGCCGCGTCCCCGCCCCCGTTCATCCCCGAGGGTGGTGGGCCGCCGTTCGAGATCGCGGAGGCCGTCTTGTCGTTCGACACGGCGACCATCACGAACCCCGGTCAGGTGCCCGCCTGGCCGCAGTGGTGGATCGGTGCGTGCACGGCCGGGCAGTACGGCACCGCGGACGGTGTCATCGACGTGCCGTTCGAGATCGAGACGGGTCGCATGCTCGTCGTCGACACGCACCCGACGGTGCGGACCGCAGTCGAGATCGACACGTTCGACTCGACAGTCGACGACGACGCTGCACGCGTCCAGTGGGTGGCTGACCGGGTGCCGTCCGGCACGGACCGCACCATCGAGCTTGGTGCGTCCACGACGTTCCAACCGGTCCCGAAGGGCGGGTCGGTGCCGTTGACGATCAACGTGACGGACCCTGCCGGTGACGTGCACGTCCGGTTGGAACCCCGGTACCGGCGGGCGTGGTGAACGACGACGTCGAGGTGACCGTCTGGGACAAGACGTTCACCCGCACCGGGTGGGTGGGTGACCCGGTGCAGGTCGTGGCGACCCCCCGGCACAACCAGCAACCGACCGCGTCGATCACCCTGCGCGGTGACGACCCGAAGGTGACCCTGCTCGCCGCACCGGGCGCCCGTGCCGTGATCCGGTACCGCGGGGAGCACCTGGTCGGTGGACCGGTCCGGTCGTGGCGGTCAGAAGGGAACGCCACGTCACGGGTGTGGACGTTCGAGGTGGAGGACGACTGGCGGCTGCTGACGCGGGTCCTGCTGTGGCCCGTCCCCACCGCGGCGATCACCGCACAGACGTCCCCCGTGCACAAGGTCACCGGGCCGGCGGAGACCGTCGTGAAGACGTTCCTGCAGGCCGCGGTCACCCGCCTCGCACTGCCTGTCACGGTCGCAACCGACCAGGGGCGTGGCGACACGATCACTGCACAAGCCCGGTTCGACACACCCGCGGACCTCCTCGGTGCGCTCGTCGACCAGGCCGGGATCGGGGTGAGCGTCCAACAGGGTGCCGGTGGGCTCGTCGTCGACTGCTACGAGACGGACACGTGGCCGATCACCCTGTCTGAAGACGGCGGCACCCTCACCGACGTCACCTACACGGCGTCCGGGTCCACCGTCACACGGGTTGTGGGCGGGTTCGACGGGGAGGACGAAGCCCGCACGTTCCGCACCCGCGTCGACAACGACCGGGAAACCACCAGCGGGGACCTCATCGAACAGTTCGTCGACGCCCGCGACCTGAAGCACGACGACACGACGTTCACGACTGACTCGACCGCCCGCATGGCCGCCGCGATCACCGCCGGTGCCCCCACCACCGGGCTGCACGTGTCCCTCAACGAGAACGGAACGTTCCAGTACGGGGGCCGCGGTGTGCACGTCGGGGACACCGTGACCATCGCGCTCGCCACCGGGGTCACCGTGACCGACGTCCTGCGGTCCGCGACCCTCACCTGGTCCGCATCCGGGGTGCGGGTCACCCCACAGGTCGGGGACCGCATCGACGACCCCACCCTCACCCTCGCCCGCGCAGTCGCCGCGGTCGCACGCCAACAGCGACGACTCCACACAGGGAGCTGATGCATCGTGGTCATCCAGTCGATCGGGTACGGCGGGACCGTCACTGAGGACAACACGTCGCTCTGGTTGCCGGACGCGGGCGGTGTCCCGTACACGGTCGACGGGATCGACGGGTTCGCCCCATCGGTCAACACGGGCACGGCACGTGCAGTCACCGTGAAGGCCGGCATGGCCGCCGGGTGCGGCATCCGTGACGTGATGGACGAAGACGCGGTCGTCACGTTCGACGAGGTCACGTCCGGGTCCCGGTGGGACATGCTCGTCCTGCGCCGGTCGTGGGCGGGAGCGGGTGGTGTCACTGTCCTGGCGGTCGTGAAGGGCACGTCGTCGCAGAACGCCACGTTCGGGATGCGGAACCAGGGCCCGGGAACGGTCGACGATCAACCGCTCGCACTCGTGCAGGTCACTGCCGGGCAGACGCAACCCACCGGTCTGATCGACCTGCGGGTGTGGCGTGGTCTCGGTGGTGCGGTCGCCGCATCCGACTCGGTGCGGCAGTACATCACGACGATCGGTGCCCGACTCCTCATCGGGTACCCGCCGCTCGAGTGGGTGCGGGTCATCAACCCGGCCACGTCGACTGGGGTGTGGACGATCTACCGGGTCGACGCCGCATCGCAGGTCAGCGGGAAGATCGATGCCGCCTCGCAGATCAGCGGGAAGATCGATGCCGCCTCGCAGATCAGCGGGATCCTGCCTATGGCGTCTGGTGGGCTTGGTGCGAGCAACCCCACCAGTGCACGCCTGAACCTCGGGTTCGGGATCCCTGCCGGGCACATCCCCATGCTTGCCGGGTCCGCCAGTGGGAACAGCACCCAGGCGGCGCTCGCCCGGTCCGAGCTGGGGCTTGGTCTCACGAACGGGCCGGTCCCGATCCTGAACGGTGGCACGGGCGCGTCCACAGCGGCGAACGCCCGCAAGGCGCTCGGGTTCGCGTCCGGGCGTGCGGAACTCGTCGTCGGGGCATCCCGGTCGATCAGCACGGGGCTCACGGGCCAGCTGAACGTGTCCCTCACGATCATGGGTGCGGAACTCTACGAGGGGCTCGTCCCGTGGATCACATCCATCTCGAACGCTGGAGTGATCCAGGCGCGTCTCGTCGGCGGTCCTAACGGGCGCGAACGCACAGTCCACTGGATCGCGATGGTGGCGTCCTGATGGGCACCGACCAGCACCCCGCGGCCGAACCCGTACCGGTCACCCTCGCCCGCCTCGAAGGGAAGCTCGACACGTACGCCGCAGGGAACGCGGCACGGCTCGACGAGCTCACACATCGCATCGACAGTGCGGACACCCGGATCAAGGACCTGACGTCCCGGGTGGGTGCCGTCGAGGTGGAGCAAGCAGCGCGACGCCCCCGCGTGTCGGGGTGGCAGGCAGCGGCGGTGATCCTCGCCGGTCTCGGGATCGTGACCGGTGTGATGACCGCGGTCGTCGGTTGGCTCGTACAGCGACTCTGAACAGGAGGTTCGACCGTGGCCCGTTACCCCGGGGCGATCTGGAAGCCCATCGACGAGCAGTACACGTCCGGCCTGCGGATGGTCGCGTTCAACCGCGTGAACCTGCACGTCGCCGTGTCCGAGGCCGTCTCCCTGTGGTCGTTCTTCAACGCCCAGGGCCGTGCGAGCTCGCACTTCTACGTGCGTCGCGACGGGACCGTCGAGCAGTACGTCGACACCGCGTGGCGGGCGGAGGCGGACCTCGACGGGAACGACGCGACCATCTCGGTCGAGACGCAGGGTGGACTCAAGAATGCCGACACCGAACCGTGGACGGCCGCCCAGGTTGAGACGCTCGCCCGCATCTACGCGTGGGCCGTCACCACCCACGGGGTTCCCGTGCACATGGCGACCGACGCGAAGATCGGCCCGTCGTCGTCCGGGATGTCCTGGCACCGCCTCGGCATCGACGGGAACTTCCCCACCCTGCCGTCCCCGCTCGCCGGACGCACCCAGCGCGGCGGCGGCATGCACTACTCCACCGCTCGCGGAAAGCGATGCCCCGGCGACGCGAAGATCCGCCAGATCCCCGACATCTACGCACGCGCGCTCGCGCTGCTCCACCCCGAGGAGGACGACATGCCGCTCACCCCAGCCGACCTCGACGCCGTGCAGGCGTCCGCACTCAAGGGCGTCTACGCCTTGTTCCAGCAGGGTGCCAACCGCGACACCCCCACCGGGCGGCAGTTCGGGGACTTCGTCGTGCGGATCCTCGACCCGCTCGTCACCGCGCGTGTCGCCGATGTCCTCGACGAGACGCGGCTCGCTGCCGAGCTCGTCCAAGCCGGGGTCGCGGGCACCGACCCGACTGCCGTCGCGAAGGCCGTGAAGGCGGCCCTGTCGAACCTGACGGCGACCGTCGACTTCGAGGCGCACTGATGGGTGAGCACCTCGTGCCCGACACGACACGGGTCGCCGCGGGGCGGGCGTTCCTGCGCACCGCGGCACAGTCCCTCGCGAACGGGTTCCTCGTCCCCGCAGGTCTCGCGTTCGCGTTCACGTCGTCGTTCCTAACCGCCGCCGCCCTCGGCATGGCCGGTGCGGCGTGGCAGGCCGTCACGAACGGCGCGCAGGCGTACTTCTCGATCCTCGCCAAGGGCATCCCCGAGGCGTACACCGGCAAGGAGTAGCACCCGTGGTCATGTACCTGTTCGACCAGTTCCTGGCTGTGGATGTCGCGATGATGCCTGCTGCGAACGCAGCTGGGCAGGTGTACGCGTCCGACGACATCGGGTTCACGACCCCCCTGCCTGCATTCGACCTGTCGGGGACTCCCCTGTCGTCGGTCGATGCGAACTCGGCGGGGGTGGTGCCGCCGTTCCAGGTGGAGGACACCCCGGTCGTGGTGTGGCGGTCGGGGCAGTGGGCATTCCCGCGGACTGCGGCGCAGGCGGTCGTAGAGCTTGCCGCGGACGCAGCGACTGCTGCACGGGACGCTGCGGACGATGCTGCTGCGGCGGCGTTGGCGGCGGCTGCGACGGGTGTCCCGCCGGTCGGGGCGGACAACCTGGTGTTGACGACTGTGGATGGTGCACCCACCTGGGCACCCGCCACGGGCGGGTCGACGGTGCACGTCGTCGAGTCGTCCACGGAACCGACCACAGCTCCCCCTGACGCGGCCGATGGGGACTGGGTTGTGTGGGTGGAGATCGAAGCCTGATGACCCCCGCCGTGTACATCGTCGAGGGTGGGGTCCTGCGGCCCCTGTGGGTTGTGGGTGCGGGCGGTGGGGAAGACCCTGGCCCGCCCATGAACGTCGCCCCGAGTGCGGTCGGATCGTTGTCGTCGACGGTCACGTCGTCCGCGGTCACGTTGACGTGGACGGCTGCGACGGATGGTGATGGCACGATCGACTCGTACCGGGTCACCCGCAACGGTGGCAGCCCGGTCATCATCGACGCAGGCGTCCTGACGTACACCGCAACGGGGTTGGCTGCGGAGACCGCGTACACGTTCGCGGTGTGGGCGGTCGACGACCAGGGTGCAGCTGGACCGCACACCACGACGGTCGCAACAACGTCGGCGGTCCCGGCGGAGACGGTTGCGCACGGGTCGGAGATCACCGCGACGAACACGGGTCACACCGCGTTCTACGACACGGGACTCGGCCGGTACGTCACCGACGGTGACCTCACCGTCCACAACTCCACCGTGTCCCTGTCGGACTTCGTCGCCAACGGCGGTACGATCACCCGCCGATGGTTCAAGGGCGGGCTCATCATCGACCGCACCGGAGTCACCATTCGCGCGTGTAAGTTCGACCAGGGGGTGTCCGGATACTACGCCGGACAACACCGGCCGTTCACGCTCGAGTGGTGCACCATCGACACACCTGGGTCTGCCGGGGACGACGGCATCCACTTCCAGGACTACATCGCATACCGGTGTCGCATCGGCGGGAACTCCGACGGCGCGAAGACCAACGGGAACGTGTCCCTGACCGAATGCTTCATCCGGGTCGAGGGTCAGGACTCCGCCGACCACAACGACGGGACGCAGAACGTCGGCGGCAGTGGTCCCGTCACGATCGAACGCTGCAACATCGACTGCCGACCCACCAACGGGATCGGCGCACCGAACGCCGCGCTGTTCTGCGCCGACGGTGCCGCCGGGCTGCAGACCTGGCACGACAACTGGTGCGCAGGCGGCGGGTACGTGCTGCGCCTGTACGAGAACGCGACGTACGACGTGCAAGGCAACAAGGTCCTCGACGGGTCATGGGTGTACGGGCCCGCTGCCCGTGCCGTGATCAGCTCCGACGCTGTCACGTGGGGCACCGAACGACCCAACGTCCTGGTCGACGCATCCGGATCCACCCTGTCCACCCTCACGAAGCCCTGACCCGGAGGACCCCATGGCAACGATCATTGAGGTAGCGTCCGCTGCGACGTCGACCGCCGGCACGTCCGTCACCGTCACCCTGGCGAATGCACCGTCCGCCGGAGAGACGCTCATCGCGTTCGTCGGCCACTCGGACGACTACCCGGCAACCCCGGCGGGGTGGACGAAGGTCGAGGAGTCCGCGATCACTGGTGTCACGACCTGTTTCACAAAGGCCGCGACCGGGTCAGAGGGCACATCACTGACGTTCACGACCGCAGCGTCCGGGTCGATGGCCGCGCAGGTGCTGCGCGTGTCCGGGCTGTCATCTGTGGATGCGTCCGCGGGGAACTCGTCGCAGGGCACGAACAACGTGATCCTGCCGACCCTCGGGTATGCGGCCGGGACCCGGGTGTTCGCGGCTGCGGAGGTCCACGCGACGACCCCACCCGCATCGGACTTCACGTGGAGCGGGTCGCTCGTTGCGGTCGGCGCCAACGCGAAGTCGACGGCGGGTGCGAAGCGGTCAATGCTCGGTGTCGCATCGTTCGAACCGGCGGGGGCAGGGTCGATGTCTGGGGCTACCGCGTCGTACACGCCTGCCGCGACCCCGACGAACGGGCAGGGCGTCAGCGTGAGTTTCCTGCTCGGCACCACCCCGCTCGCGGTGAACGCGGGCTCGGACCAGACGATCGACGCTGCCGGTGCCGCAGCGATCTCCGCGACCGCTACCGGCGGGACCGGGTCGAAGACGTACGCATGGACCATCGTGTCCGGCGGGACCGGGACCTTCGGGTCGTCCACCGCCGCGACGACCACGTTCACCCCGTCCGCCGCAGGCACCTACGTGCTGCGATGCACCGTCACCGACGACTCCGGCAGCGCCTCCGACGACGTCACCATCACCGCGACCGCCCGCCGCTACCTCGCCTCCATCGCATCGTCCACCGGGTGGACCGCGACCGGCGGGACCGTGCAGGCCGTCCTCGCGGACACGTCGTCCGCGACGTACGTCACGTCCCCCGGGAACCCGACCGGGGCGCTCATCGACGGCACCCTGCAACCCATGACCCCGCCCGCCGCCGAACAGCCCCTCGTCGTGCGGTTGCGCGGCAACAAGACCGGGGCGTCGACCGGGTCGATCGTCGTCAAGCTGTACGACGGGACGACGTTGCGCGCCACGCAGACCGTGGCATCCGTCCCGAACAGCGAGGCGGACATGGTCGTTACGTTCCCCGCCGCATCGATCACCGCGATCACGTCGTGGGCGACCGGGGTCCGCATGACCATCGAGGCGACGGCGGCCTGACCCGTGGCCGCCACGATCACCCTCACCGGCGCCGCCGTCGACGGTGTCGACTACACCCCGTCCGCCGCGGTCGTCCTGACCGCGGTCGGGGTCGAAGCGACCCCGTGGACAGGCACACCAGCCCGGATCGTCCTGACCGGCGTATCCGCCGACGGGGCCTCCCCTGACGCGCCGATCGCACACATCATCCTGACCCGCGTGTACGCGGAGGCGTCCCGACCGGCCACCGCATCGACCGTCAACCTGTACCAGGTCACCCCTGCCGGGTTGATCCCGTACCCCGACGCACACCTGTACGTCGCACACGACGGGGTCCTCATCGGGCTGAGCTGACCTACACACCCACACACGAACGGCCCCCGCCCTGCTTCGGCAGGTGCGGGGGCCGTTTCGTCATGCCTGCGCGGCGCGGCGCCCTCGTGGGAGCGGGCCGCTCGTCGCGTCCCCGATGCGGCGCGCCCGCTGGTGCTCGACCGCCGCCTTCGACCGGCCCAGCAGGTCCGCGACCTGCGCCGCCGAGCGGGACCGGTCCAGCGCGAGCACGATCTCCGCCTCGGTCCACGGGACGCCGCGCACCGTGGCCCGCTCGGCCGACTCCCGCAGCGCCCGTGTGCGACGTGCCGCGAGCCGCTCACGCG